CTGTATTTTTGTATAAAATGCAAATAAATGTTGTACCAACTCCCTACTGGTAAGGTTATATCACTCACAATAGAGGAATATCTGGCTCTCACAGACCAAGATATACAATTTCTTGTGAGTATTAATGCGGGAGACTATGCTAATTCACCCTGGGTAGGTTCATCTATTAAGCCAAATGCTTATAAAAACAAAGATTATGTGACTAATGAAATAGATTACACTGATCCTGATGAAGATAAAAGCCACGGGGACAACCCAAATACAGATACAATTTACTTGGATGAATTACCAGAGATACCAGATCCAGACAGTTTAGATCAGTAAGCCTCAGACTCACACAGAAGGTAACGGATTATGTTATTAGACAGGACAAGCTCCCTGTCTTTTTTGCATTATGTAAAGAGCTATTATCAACTCAAAATTAAAATTAAAAATGAACTCAAAAGTTAAAGTAAAAGCAGATCCTGCAGGTAATGTAGTAGTACCATCAAAAAACAATTCAATATGGGGACACATTCGTGTTAGCCAAGAGCGTGTTGTTATTGATGACCGAGGCTTTGCTCGTTTAAAGAGTGTAAGTGCACTTATCCCCGGTTTAATTAAAGATTTAAAATCTTTTAACTGGAAAGCTGAGCAAGAATTAAAAGGAACTATTATTGTTAAAGAGCAATTAGAGCCATTTAACCCTAAAGAACCAGAGCGTGATTATAAAATTGCTGGAAGAACAAATATTCCATGCTGCATTGACGGTCAACCAATTTACCGTAAAGCGTTTTATAGCACTAATGCTGAAGCATCAGATGTATTTATCATTGATGAATTTGGTAATCCTGTTTCTCATAACAATGTTGATGACATCCGCGCAGCTTATTTAGAATTAGCTGATCAAGATGCTCAAAAGCAGACTCAAGAAACAGATTTGAATATCATGTAATTTAGATATTAAGGTGGTTGAAGAATAAGGTGTTTATCTTATTCTTCAACCCCTTTTTTTTCCAAGCAAAGTAAGTAAAGCAAGTTAACTTAATCTTAAAAATCATAACATGGCGCAAACAATCAAAGCAAATCCTGAATATTCAGGTAAATTGAGTGATTACCAACTAAAAGGTAACACATATAATGAGAAAAAATACAATCTCATGACACCATCACAGCTAAATAATTATCAGATTTTCTTGTATAACAGAGCATTGTTTGGTTTATCCGTTTATTCACCGGAGGAAATCAAGAGTATGAACTGGGAAAAGCGCAAGAGAATTGAAAAGAAACACAGAAAAACGCGCACCACGTTAAATATTTGGAAACAGCAAATAGTTAATAAGTTTAGCACAGGATTTTTCAAACAATTATTTCCTAATATGGAAATAACTAAGTATCTTGAGCAAACAACAAATGAAATAGATGTGAATTACACAAGCTGCATATCCTTTAAAACACTAGGTGTTACAAAGAAAGATATAGTTAAAAAGCTCATAGTAGAAGACATCTTACCTAGTAATTTTTATGAACTTAAAACAACTTAAACATGCAAGTAGAATTTATAGTAAATGGCGGAGTATCATTACTTTTTGCTCCTGAGAATGAAGCTGAAGAAGCATTGCTTAAACAGATGATGAAACAGGACAATGATCTTACAGAGATTAGATCTGCTGTTACAGTATTAAGTAAAACATTCAGAAATGGTGTGCTTATCTGTAAGAAATCTGCAACAAAAGAGATACCTGGTTTAATAATATCAGATGAAGATCAAAAAGAAACCGTGTGATAGGTGTGGGGAGTTAAACATCATTTGGAAAAATGATGGAGGCAAGCGTTTTTGCAAGCAGTGCTGGAGTGCTCATTCAGCTAAGTCCAAGCCTAAACCAACGGCTGTGCAAAAAAGGCTGCCTCAACGCTCTCCTAAACGTATTATACAAGAATCAGTATATTCTGAGAAAAGAAAGATATACTTGAGTAAACACTCTATGTGTAAAGCTCATCTCCCCGGTATATGTACACAGTTAGCAACTGACGTACATCACATGGCCGGCAGAGTTGGAGAATTATACTTAGATGAAACACATTGGTTAGCTCTGTGTAGAGCTTGCCACATGTGGATTGAAGAACACCCTAGAGAAGCCAAGGAAATGGGCTTTAGTATTAACAGATTAAATAAGTAATATGAGTTACATAACAATAAACACAGATGTAGATATAAACTTTGATGAAATCAGTGATGATGATTTAATAGAGATCATTGAGTATAAAGTAAAGTTATATAAAAAGAAAAATGACCCTAAGTATCTTAAAGATCTTAGATTTAATATCAGAGAAGCTTTACGCTATGATACAGCAGGTAAACCTGCAGATGAAGAAGGTACTGTACAAGACTGGTTAAAAGATAAAGTAATTTTTGATCTAGTTGCTAAGTACACATTAGAAGAGTTAGAAATATTTTTAAATAAAGCTTAATGAAGACAATACAAGAATTTTACAATAAAGAGATAGAAAACTTTAAAGAACAAGTAGTTATGATGGTCAAAGACATGGTAAATGAATTTGGTGGTGTTGACCCTATAATGATGGCTCTTGTTATTAAAGACAATAAAGTATCAATAGCCGTACTTGGAGGACTAACTCAATTGTTTAGCGGTGATGATGAAATGAAACTAAAAGCGGCTGAATTGATGCGGGAGTTTAATAAAGAACTAAAACCTATGGCAATAGCATTTGCCAGTGAAGCATACATTGCAACAGCACCTATTGGTAAAACTGTTATTGATGATGATGGTGTATATCTAGATGATTCATTTAGACCAAGCGTTAATCCTGACAGCAAAGAATGCTTGATGATAAGCTTTGAAACATTTAAAGATGAAGGTGTAATGTACTGGGAGATGATTAAAATGGGTGATGTAACAGATTTAAAACTTATAGAAGATTTAAACCTACAGCCCAAGGCAGACAAAAATGCTTCAGGCGTTTTAACTAACTTACTTGAAGAAAATTACAGTGAGTTAGCAGAATTAATTAAAAACAATAACATCAGTTTAAACTAATATGAAAAAGAAAATAGGTGTTGCACTTGTACATGAACTATGTCCAATATGCACAAAAGAAATGGAAGGCTCAATTTTCATTAACAAAAAACTGACACAAAAATCTGCTGAAGAAGTAGAAAAAATGGATGGTAAAACAACTTGGTCTAAAACATTTTGCCCGGATTGCACAGATATGAAAGATAAAGGCTTTATACTAATAGGTGCTGTGGAAGCAAAGACAACAGATGTTACTAATCCTTACAGGTCAGGTAATATATGGTGTGTTGAACAACAAGTAGCAGAAGAATTATTTGCACCGCATGGTGCGCCTAAATCAGGAATTGCTTTTGTTGATGTAACAGTTGCTGCTCAGATGAAATTACCCGGCGTAAACTTAGAAGCATGAAAAAGAGAGATGACATACAAAAAGAAGCAGAGAATGCAATAGGCAATCTTAATAGATGTGGTGTAGGTGCTTCAATGGGTTCAGGTAAAACTTTAATAGGTTTAAAACATATGAGTAAGAATTACTCAGAATACGCGCGCTTCCTTGTAGTTGCTCCTAAAATGTCTATTCTTAAAGAATGGATACAGCAAGCTGAACAACACAAGTTAGCTTATCTTATACCTCATATAGATACAACAACTTATTTATCATTGTATAAACAAGATATTGATTATGATGTAGTCTATTTAGATGAATGCCATTCACTTCTTTATTCACATGATGAATGGTTAAATGGTTACAAGGGAAAGATTTTAGGATTAACAGGTACTCCACCAAAATATAAAGCTTCTGAGAAAGGAGAGATGGTGGATAAGTATTGTCCTATAGTTTACAAGTATAAGACAGACACCGCAATCAATGATAAGATCTTAAATGATTATCAGATTGTAATCCATATGCTTAACTTGAATAAGCTTAAGACAATGGAGATGAAGACCAAACAGGGTAAAACCTGGTACGCTTCAGAGTATGATACTTATAACTACTGGACTAATAGACTTGATGCGGCTTCAACTAAAAAAGAACAACAGATAATGCGCGTAATGCGTATGAAAGCTCTTATGGGTTTTCCTAGTAAAGAAAATCTGGCTAAGAAATTATTTGAATCAACATCTGATAAAGTAATCTTATTTGCTAACACACAAGAGCAAGCAGATAATTTATGCACTCACAGCTATCACAGTAACAACAGTTACTCTGAAGAAAATTTAATCAAGTTTAAAAATGGTGAGATTACTAAGCTATCTTGTGTGCTCCAATTAAATGAAGGTGTTAACATCCCTAATTTAAAAGAGGGAATAATAATGCATGCTTATGGTAATGAACGTAAGACAGCCCAAAGATTGGGACGCTTGTTAAGATTAAACCCAAATGACACATCAACAATCAACATACTATGTTATGCTAATACTGTTGATGAGAACTGGGTAGCACAAGCACTTGAGGACTTTGATCAATCTAAAATTAATTATGTAATAACTTAAAAGAAAAGACAATGGCAAGAATAGAATGGACTAAAGAAAAATTAACAGTATTAAAAAGTCTAGGACTTACTGGTAAATTAAATGATGCTCCTAAACTTATTGGGTGTACACTTAATGCAGCAAAGATTAAGTTTGGTAGAATGTTTGGCAATAGAAAAGACTCTAAAAGGTATTCAGTAACAAAAGTTGCTGATGTTAAATCTAAGGTTGATAACACTATTAAAGTTAATCCTTTTAAGATTGAGCAAGTACCTTTTACAGGTACTAGAACTACACCAGATATTGTAATCATGTTAGCTAAACAGATGTTGAGTATAAAAGCTGATAAGCTTGATTCAATATATATACCTAATAGTATAGCTGACTCTAAGAAAGCTGCAGGTAATATTTTTCAGCAAGCAAAAAATTATATTGCTAAAACTAACAAGGGTGAATTAGTTTACACTATTAAGAGTACATTTTCTGGTGATGCTCAGAAAAAATATATTAGTGGTAGGATATGGAGATTAAAATAATTTTGTAAATTGCAACATGCTAAACAAAGATAAACATGAAGAGTATGAGATAATGCAAAGCTCTTTAAAAACCACAGTAGATGTGCAAATACCCAATGGGCCTTTGTTAAAACTTCAAAATGTTTGGAATTACTTTGCTGGTTTAAAAGAAATCACATTAAAAACTACAAGCGTAATTGATGTAAAGAACCCGCTCTTAATAGTAGAGGAAATTGATTTAGCTCCAGTAACAAGTAAAAAGTTCTACAAAGTCACTGTCAAAAGACAGCCCGACAGTAACTTAATGTATGGTCCAAAACACAATAAAAATCTATTATAACAATGGCAACAACAGCGCTTATCTTTAAAACAGACAACAAAATTCAAAAGCTTTTATTCATGACAGTGGATAAAGGTAATGGTGTAATTGATGTGGATATATTCACAGCAGATGATGATTTCTTACCAGTAGGTACACCTTCAGTAGGTGTATCAGAACATGCTAGTGATGAAGCATATCATAAAAGCTTACGTCACTTTGCATCAGAGAATAATCAATTTGTAGCAGAGTTTTCTACTCATCCAGAATGGAATCCTGATTATGTTGAACCTATAAACTCAGATTATGATCAAGTTCAAGGTGATTTGTATCAATGATAAGGCAAGACCTGATGGAATACCATCAAGTAAATGGATTAAAGAAAGTGAAGTCTATACGGTAACGCATGTTACAAAGTTAATGATACAAGGAGGAAAGCTTGGATTCAAATTAGCTGAGGTTAATATTGATGATTGCTTTCCTTACCAGTATTTTGACGCAAGTAGATTTGCATTACTAGGATCTCCCGGAGCCCAATGGGCTGAGAATGTACTTGACCGTATATTAGAAGAAAGCATAGAAGAAAACGCAGAAGTTAATTAAAGTTGGGGTCTACCCAATTTGCGCACACTCTTGTCGGAGTGTGAGAGTTAATAGATGGATATCCATCGTATGTGTTAGAGCTGTACCCAACTAAACCTAACAAGGTTTCAATTTAACAGTGACATATATAGAAAATGCTGGTAGCTTAAATTCATAGGCATCATGGTTATCAAAGACTGACAGCCGGGAAAGACCGGCTTTTTTAATCATCGCACATATGGAAATAAAAACAAGACATGACATTGAAGCCTTTGGGTTTCACATTGCTCATAATATGGGTGAGATACCTAGTAACATGAGATTACTAGTAATAATTCCTCATCAAGAATTTCAATCATTATTAACAGAGATCAATCCTCAATTATCTGCAGGAGCTATGGACAGATTTATCTATAACTCTCAAGCTGGTATTGAGTTTGGTATAAAACAACAACCATGAAAGAAGAAGAAAATTACACAGCTAAAGAGTTAAGATTTAGTTTTTTAAAAAAGATTAAGTCTATAGAGGCCATGCTTATTGATGAAAAAATAGGTGCTACTAATGCAAATGGTGATCCCACTTTTGAATTCATGTTAATGATGAATACAACAAGACATTTATTGTCAACAACAAAAGCTCTTGGAGAAGAGAATGAACTTATGGACAACATTGATGACACTGACTTAACTGTTGGCGACATGCAAGACTAATAAACAATATGGAAAAAATAAAAACATTTTACACGCCCAAACAAGTGTGTACTAAGATGAGTGCGTCCTTTTCTAAAAGTCCTCTTAAGCCAAAGCTTTTGATGGAGAAAATAGAAAACACAGGACTTAGAAGTCACTTTGATATAATTGACTACTTCCAACCAATCAAGAAAACTGATTTTTATATAGCTCATACTAAAGAATACGTGAATAATGTATTTAATATGACGGGTAATTATTCAAGCAATGCTTTACCCTGGAGCAAAGAATTAGTAAACAGTTTACATTACACAACAGGGTCACTGCTAGCAGCAAAAAGACATGCTATACAAAATCCAGATCAACTGTGCTTTGCTCCCGTATCTGGTATGCATCATGCACATCCTGATAGTGGCTCAGGATTCTGTACATTTTCAGGTCAAGTCATATCAGCTATAAAAATTTATGATGAGTTTGGTTTATCTGGAGCTTATCTAGATCTTGATGGTCATTACGGTAACAGTATAGAAGATGCTTATATCTTTAATCCAACTCTTCTGAAAGCTATACCAAAAGGGTGTAACATAAACCCTCAAGGTCGTAATAACTCATACCTTGAAGACTTTAAAGAAAAGTTAAAACACGTAGAGGAGATGATTCTAAGTAACAAAGTACATTACGTAGTGTTTTGTCACGGCGCTGATAGCCATGATGAAGATGATCTAGGAGGACAGCTTAGTACAGAAAACTGGCTTAAAGCAGCTGAGATATTTTCTAATTGGATTAATGATGTATCAGTTAAACTATGCAAACGTGTTCCTGTAGTACTTTGTTTATTTGGTGGATACCGTAAAGACAACTATGACTTTGTACTTGACCTGCACATAAAATCATTATTAATTTGTCAAAAAACAATTAACAACTAATAACATGAAAACTAAACAAGAAATAGAGCAGTTAGCTGAAAAAAATTTTCCAATAGAAGAATATCCAACAAATGAAGGATTTGAACATTTTGCTTATAAGCAAGGCTACACCCAATGCCAAAATGATATGGCTGATAAGAAATATACAGAACGAGAAGTTGTAATAATGCTTCAAGATTGTGCTATTCATTTTGGTATTACGAATAAATCTAAAGATGACGGCACATTTACTACTCAAATAGATAAATGGGTTAAAAATAAACTAAACAATGAGGTTATCAACTCACTAAACAAACAAGACTAATATGAGTGATAGAGTATATTCACATATGAATTGTAATTGTTTAAAATCAATTATAAAAGCTGATGAAGATAACCATAACTATGACATAGAACAATTTGGAACAAGAGTTATTAAATCTGTAGTTACATCATGGATTATATTTCAAACATTTGTTAGGTTTAGAGTTAAAGTAACTAATAATTTTAATGAATGTACAAAAGATAGGCTTGAGGAAGATTATAAAAGTATTCCTATTTTCTTTTGTCCTATATGTGGAGAAAAATCAAAACAAGAGATTCCAAAGGATAGTTTTTATTATAAACTAAACAAACAAGACTAATATGAAAGGAACACTGCATAAAACAGAAAATGGTTGGGAAGTTATAAACATACAAGCAACACTAAACGGACCATTATTACAATCACTACCACTACTTCCAGATGATGCTGCTGGATTATTTATACAAGATACTGACAGCAAAAATGAAGGTAAAGAAGTAGACTTTGAGATTTTTGACAATAGGCAAAGATGTAACTGTGCATGTCATAGAGATCCTAATATAACTCATTTTGTAGCTTGCTGTAATGATGGGTATAAAACAGATAATCTAGGTCATGTAAATTACTATGCCAAGCTTGTAGATGAATGGCCTCATTATCAGACTAGAGCTGACCAATTAAGAGAACAAGTTTGGGAAGAAATAATCAGAGAGTTTTATAGAGATGCTCAAAAAGTACCTATAGGAGCACCACCCCTTATGATTGAGTGTTGGTTAGCAGAAAATTATAATCCACCAACTAAAAAACAAAACTAATATGGAAAATGAGTTTATTAACTATACCCAAGCAGTAGCTCTTAAAGAGTTAGGTTTTGATGAATCCTGTTTTGGGTATTATATAGAAACTAAGGAATGGATTCCTGCATCTTATTCACAAAAAGGAACAATTTATCCATCTAATTCAGATTTAATGAAAGAATGGGTTTCAGCTCCTCTTTACCAACAAGCCTTTAAATTTTTTAGAGAGAAACATAATCTTTTACATGAACTAAACTCTGTACAAAAAGATAGTTGGCTAATAACAATTTGGGAAACTTCATCAACAACAAAACATGGTGTATATAATGGAAAGAGATGGGACTGTGATGACTTGGATGAAAACATTCCTCATACCTACGAAGAAGCAGAAAGTTCTTGTCTAGATAAACTAATAGAAATCTGTAAAAACAAATAAGATGAAACATTTAAGATATTGTATGATGGAAGCAGGAATTAACTGTAAAGAAAATAGGCATCCACAAATAGTAATGAAAGAGTTAGGGATTACCTACCAACATTCAACACCACAAAGTATGGGAGATCAATGGTGGTTTTGGAATTGTGAGAATTTACCAAATGAGTTACCTACTTATTTAGAAGAACTTCTAGATTATAAGACAAAAGAAATGCTTAATCCTATGGATTGTATAGGTCATGGTTTGTCATTAGAAGATGCAGAAAACATTATTAACTATAAAAACTAAATAAGATGGAAAAATCAAAATTAATACCTTGTCCTACATGTAGGAGAGACATGCATCCAGAAAGAAAAGCTTGTCATGAATGTGAAAGAAGTTACAGCAGAAAAGAGCTTAGCATTGCCATGTATGAAACATGGATAGCTACTCACAGTAGAGCAGAATCATTTGATGGTATAGCAAGAATAGTCTTGGCAAAACTTAATGGTAGAGAACCAGAATAATAACACAAAAAACTAACATGAAGAAAATAGTATTAGCAATAGCAGTTGTAGCTTTAATTAGTTCCTGCAAGAAGAAAGAAGAAGAAGGCCCATGTAATTGTGGTATAGTACAGAGTGATAATGTACAAGATTACTCAGTAGTAATCAAGAATGAATGTAGTGGTAACAACAAAACCTTTACTCTAGCTCCATCAGATTGGATGGATGCTCATGTAGGTAGTAATTATTGTATCACTAACAGCGGTAAGTGGTAATGGAGAACAACAAACACATATGGGAAGGTTGGACAGTACAATCATTTATTGATGACCTAGAGCCTATGTTCAATATGATAATGGGAGGAAACTCTTGGCAAAAACCTTTTAAGTCTAAAGATGAACTTAAGAGCTGGTGCATGGACAACCAACCTTATTACAAGAAGCATATACCTGGAGTATTTAATCACTTTAAACAAAAAGCTGGATTATAATGGCATTAACAAAAGTATTAACAGCTACAGAACAAGCTCATGATATAATGAGGCAGCATTACATTGAGAATTATAAGTCTTACGCGGCTTATGATATGAACAATGCTAAGAAGAATGCTCTGATTACTGTTAAGCTTATGGTAAAACAGTATAAAGAAATACACAAGAAACTTGTTGGTAGCGGGCTGGTGACTGGAGAGATTGAAGATACCTCTACCTATAAGTATCTTGAGGAGATGAAAGAATATATTAATAACTTTAAAGCCAAAGCATTAGAATGACGGTAATACATGAATTACAACAAGTGCTATGGGTGGAGACACCTCACGGAGATGGTGTAGTATTATTCTTAATGGACTATGGTCCACATGAGAATACAATCTGGGTTGTCGGCAATGAGAAGACACGGGAGATAAAGCACTATAACAGCAGCCAGATAAAACTATGCTGGAATCACACAATGTTTAACAAATTATTTGAAACAGACAATGGAGATCAACCTAAAGGACCTAGTGAAGACTAAGGAAGCCGTAAAATACATACAGTCTATTCTTAGAGAACAAGACGTAACAAAAGGCTTAGCAAGAAAGTTAGATGAGGTTATTAAGTTATATGATGAGATTGAATCTGATTTAGAAATCGGAGGTGAATCTATTATAGAACTAGACAAGCCTAAGCTAGAAGCTATAGCTGAAAGAAACAAGATGCTTAACATTTTAAATAAATCAGATGACATTTGATCCGTTTATAGATGAAGAAGACGTGCTTGTTGAAGAACAAGTAGCAAAATCAAAAAGCATTGTTGTATACAATGATGATCACAACACGTTTGAACATGTTATATACTGCTTTACAAAATACTGCAGTCATCAACCGTCTCAAGCTGAACAATGTGCTCTGATTATACACAACAATGGTAAGTGCTCCGTAAAAGAAGGAGATATGAAAACACTCAAGCCCATCAAGGAGGCGCTGTGTGAAAATAATTTAACCGCAAAAATAGAATAACATGACAACTGAAGAACAAAAAAAAGAGATTAACAGACTTAAATCTGAAAAGTTTAAAAAGACTCCTCAAGAAAGAGTTGAGTTAAAAGAAGCTAAAGCTGTTTGGAAAAAAGCATACGGAAAGAATGGCACAAAAGCATAACATATTTCATGGCAAGTTTACAAAAACTGCAGAAAACAAGCTAGTGCCTGTGGCTACAAGTAAAACAAAGTATGAAGAGTTTGTCAAGCATATTGAAGTGGGTCAAACCATAGATATCTTTTTAGAAGCTAATAAAGATGACGGAACTCTTGCACAATTGGCAAAGGTGCACGTTAATATCAGAGTTCTTGCAAAAGAACTTGGATACACGTTTGAAGATATGAAACTTGAAGTATTAAAGATGTCTGGTATGTGTTTTATAACAGATCATGCAGGAGAAAAAGTTCTATTCTGCAAATCTCTAGCAGATGCTTCCAAAGAAGATTTAGGGATGGTAATTGAGTCAATTATACAAGTAGGTGATACTGTAGGGATTAACTTCCGTTAGCTGTTCTTTTTTAACTGATTAATCTCATCTTCAGTAAAGACTTTTATTTCAGTCTTTGACTGTTCTTTTGCTGCTGTTTCAATAGCATGTACAAGAGAAGTCATGATAAATATCACATGTTCTTCTAAATTTTCTGGTTCTTTGTCATCTTTAAACTTTTCATAGGCCTCTTTTACTTTGTCATTACCAATACTAGTACAAGCACCTACTAATAAAGATTGACATTTACCCAGAAAATTACCGGAGATTTCCACATTGATGATGGCATCTTGTGGTATATAAACCACACTTGTATTTTTGTCAGAAGGTTGTTGATTATTTTCCATGACTCAAATATACAATTAAAAATTTAAACTTTAAAAATTTATGACAGTCTTAAACACTATAAATTTAGATGATGTAAAGTTAAAACTTTATGAGAAACTTAAACCTTCAGGATGGGGAGATAAACTTAAAACATTTATCATGAGTGAAGACTTTGATAAGATCCTAAAACAACTACTCAAAGAAGCCCAACAGAACAACAGATTCACACCACCTTTAAAGCAAGTATTCAGGGCTTTTGAAGAATGTCCTTATGATCAATTGAAGGTTGTGATGATTGGTCAGGATTAACAAGTATTTGGATTATTAATAAATAAGTAGTACCTTAGACAATAAATACATCGTATATGGTACATGAAAGAATAGCTCCTTTAAAAAATTACAACTCTGATAATAACACCAGATTATGTAAAAAATGTAAATGTTGGTTAGATATATCACTATTTAGTTCAAGAGTAAGAATGCCTAGTCCTACAACAAAAGATTCAGGTAAAAAAGTTCCAACTCTTTACTACAGAAGTGACTGTAAAAAATGTTCTCTTGCTACAGTGAATACAGCTGAATACTGTAGTCCTGAAGCTAGAAGAAAACAACATAAAAAAGATCCTAGAAAAGTTATGTTAATTCATGCTCGCCGTAGAGCTAAAAAAGCAAACTTGGATTTTAATATTACATATGATGATGTAATTGTACCTAAAATGTGCCCTTTATTAAATATACCTCTTCATGTAACAAAAGATAAAGTAGGACCAAATAGTCCTACTATAGACCGAATTATTTGTGAAAAAGGGTATATTAAAGGTAATGTACAAGTTATATCTCATAAAGCAAATTGTGCTAAAAACAATCTTACTTTAGAAGAGCTAGAATTACTTATTAATAATCTTAAACGGGTCCTGAATAAAGAGGAAGAATTGCTGGAAAGCTAAGTCTGTGAAGATAAGCCAATCAGCAGCCGATCTTGAGGGAAGACTCAAGCAGGTTCAGAGACTAGGGACACTACGGTGAGCCCATAGCATCCTCCACTTATAATAAAAATAAGTGATGATATAGTCCGATCCTCATGGAAACATGAGACAAATGTGGTACAGCCGTACCCATACATAGGTGTAGCAGACGGTATAGCCTTTTCATGTAGTAATGCTCAAAAAATTGAGGCTTCCTTGAAGTTTATGTATAATGAACTGGAAGATACTCATTACACTAATGGATTTACGCGAGATCCAGATCTAAAGAGATGGTCTAATCAAGGTATACTAATGCTTAACACAGCTCTTACTACAACAATTAATAAGGTAGGTCAGCACTATAAACTCTGGCAACCCTTCATAGCATTCTTGTTTGATATACTTATGTATAACAATCCAGGTACCGTGTATGTATTCTTAGGTAAGAAAGCGGAGGAATGGGCAGAGTCAATCCCTGATAATAACTACAAGATTGTGGTTAGTCATCCGGCATCAGCCATCCATAACAAACTTGAAAAGTGGGATTCAAATGACATGTTCAACAACATATCAAAGACAGTTAAAAAACAATTTAATTATGACATAGTATGGTAAAAAAAAGTTTAGAAATGATGGAGATGTTTCATCTCATCCGTGAAAAAGAACTCTCCCCTAATCAGTTTTATTTACTGTGTTGTCTAAAAGAGAATGAAGCATCTAAGTTTATTAATGTCCATCAAGAATTGAGAAGTTTGGTTACAGATGGTTGGATAACAGAAGATGAACATAAAGTAAACTATAAGCTTAGTGTTGAAGCTATCACATTTGTTAATCAGTTAGAAGCTTTATTCAGTATAACTAAGAAGAAAACTAATAACCAGATCATGGGTCAGGACTATGCCAGCAAAGTGCTAGAATTTCTTGATATATTCCCTAAAATGAAATTGCCTAGCGGTAAGTTTGCAAGATCTGATAAGAAGAATATTGAGATGGCACTGAGATGGTTTATACAAACTTATTCTTATGACTGGACTATAATACTCAACGCTACTAAAATGTATGTTGATGAGTATGAACGGGCCAACTACAAGTATATGCAGACATCCCAATACTTTATCCGGAAACAGAATCCTGATAAAAGCTGGGCTTCTGAACTAGCTAATTGGTGCGCTCAAGCGGAGAATGGATCTACTGATAATGATCAGAAATATTTTTCAGAAAAGGTTATTTGAGTTTGCTTTTTTACTACAGATATATTATATTTGTAACAAGGAAGTCAAGCATCCCCCTCAATTCAAATACAGTAATTTGAAGGTTGGAAACAACCAGGGAAAGCTATCCCCTTAATTATACCAATGAATCTAAAAAAGAATAAAGCTTGGAAAGACCAGCGTCACGGATTTCAGGAATCTTTGCATTACTTGCAAGGAAGAATGAAAGGGGAGATAAAGAGTATTCAAACTCCTTGGCCCAAGTTTAATGATGCTGGTACTGACGGGCTAGAATGGCATTCCACTACTGTAATTGGAGGAAGGCCTGCAAGTGGTAAGACTTTGATTAAAGATCAGATTGTACGTGAAGCTTTTAAACTAAACACCGGTCAGAAGTTTAGGGTATTAGAGTTTCAGCTCGAGATGCTAGCTAGAACATCAGCTATCAGAGAGTACTCAAGTCTACTTGGTAAGACTTACAAACACTTGTGTAGCGCGGATGGTAAATTAACAAATGAAGAGCTTGTTGCATGTTACAATTATGCAAAAGTTAGGGTGACATACCCTATAGACATTGTAGAAGAACCTTGTACGGTTGGTGAGTTTAAAGACATCATCGCCGCATACATGGAAGAGTATTCCACAATAGGAGAAGATGAAAAGAAAGTGTATACTAAAACCATTATTACACTAGACCATAGTCTTCTGCTGAAGAAAGCTGCTTATGAAAAAGATAAGCATGATATGTTAAACTCATTAGGTGAAGCTCTTACTTATTTAAAGAGAAAATACCCAATTGCTTTTATCATACTAAGCCAGTTGAATAGGAACATTGATAATCCTGAAAGAGCTGAAGATGGTAAGTATGGAAACTACGTACTAGAATCAGATCTATTTGGAGCAGACGCGTTACTACAACATGCTGATTTACTTATTGGGATTAACAAACCCGGTAAACAAAACATTAGATATTATGGACCTGATAGGTACATCATAGCTGAAAAAGATATAATGGTTATGCATTTTCTTAAGTGCAGAAATGGAGACACAAGAATGAGTTTCTTTAAAACTGAATTTGGTAAGATGCAGATTGTGGAAATGGATACGCCGCCAACACAAGAAAGAAGATTAAAGACATGAGCATATCAACAACAGACAAACCAGAAGACAAGCGTGATAGACTTAAAAAGTTGAGAGAGTATCATCAAAAAACTCTTGATGCTATAGGTGTATCAGACGCTTTGTTTATTCCTAAGATGGCATATAGACCATATGGAAAAACAGAACAGCACATTGCATTTTTTGCAAGTGAGATTAACAAGGGTGAAGACGTATACGTAGAATTCACTAGTAAAGAATTAGTACCTGAAGATCCTGAAAGACGCTTATACAAATGGCGTTTTAATCCTCACTTTGAAGAAGAATATGATAAGACGGAACCTCATCCGGTTACTGGTCATATCAGATATCTTGTTCCAACAGAGGAATTAACTTATGTTAAAGCTCCGGAGAATGAAACATCAGCTCCTGTAGTAGAACCAATTGAACAAATGGAATTTGAATTAGTAGATGCTAATACAGACTTGCCATTAGATCAATTAACTATTAGAGATTTAGCAGCAATTATGTTAAAGAGACCAGTAAGTCAAAAGCCGTGGTTAAATGAAATCATTAAACAATCATAGAATGGAAAACAACCAAGTAACAACCACAACAGAAGATGCTCTTAAGCAATTCTTAAGTACTTTGATAGAATCAAAGAAACTACCAACCCACATTAAAACTGTAGAAGATGCGTTTACTATTGCACAGATGGGTAAAGAGTTAGGCTTCCCAACAATGCAGGCCTTTCATTACATCATACCTATTCAAGGCAAGCTAAGCTTATCTGCTAAAGCAACAAATGCTTTATTGAGAAAAGGCGGTATCGCTTTTGTAACTGTAGAAGATGGTGTATTCACCTATGGTAATAGGACAGAACCTACTAGCCCTGATCAGAAACCTGATGGTAGAAGAACTACTATTAAGTTTGTAAGAGATGGTATGGAAGAAATTTGTTCATTCACTTGGAGAGATGCTGAGTTACAAGGTTTAACTACTAAGGATAACTGGAAGCGTATGCCAAAGGAAATGTTATACGCTCGCTGTTTAGCTAAAGGTGCAAACAGAATAGGTGCTGATTTATTATTAGGATTATATACAGCGGAGGAAATGGCTGATACATTCTTGAAAGAGTCAGACGTAAGGAGAAATGATGATGGAACAATAGCTGAGATCATTAATGTAACAGCAACAGAAGTAAAATAACCCTATAAAAAATAAAAACATGAGTGGAAAATTAAACACAAAAGACATCAAAGTCGGTGGAGATGGTGGTGTACCTAAGACGCTACAACCAGGTAATCAGAAATGTAAATTAAACGGAGCGCGTTTAGAAGAATTCAAATTTATACCAGGTGGTTATCATCTAGTATTAAGTTTAGAAGGTGCTCCTATTGAAAAAGACTTTGAAGGTTTTTGGATAGACAAGAATGATGAGTCTCTTGGTAAGCACGCCGGTCAAGTTGGTGATGTAAAAGCAAGTGAATGGGCTTATGCTGACGGTAAAACTAAAAGCGGTATTGAGATTAGCAGAGATGCTGAGATCTTAAAAGTTATGAAGAACTTATGTATTGCATTTGGTTGCACTGATTGGTTAGATGCTCAGGATGACAAACATGATACAATTGAATCTCTTATAGCGGCGTTTAGTAAAGACCGTCCTTTTAAAGAGAAGTTTATTGACTTCTGTATTGGTGGTAAAGAGTATACCAACAGAAATGGCTACACAGCTTATGATTTATTCTTACCTAAGTATAGCAAAGCTGGTGCAGCTTATGGTGCTAAGGTTGTAACGTTTGATCCTATTGATCATATCAAGAAGAAGAAGACAGAGGAAATTAGTGAATTTGAATCTGGTGAGGACATCAATTTGAGTGGTCCAGCAGGTGCAGATTTTAGTTTATAATCACTAAAAATATGGAATAAAAAGGGGGAGTAATCCTCCTTTTCCATTTAAACAAGTCATGATAAGTACAACTAAATTTAAACCGGTATTATCAGATGTATCTCCGGAATGGATCTTTGAACAGTATATAACTTTACCAGAAAGATTAGGTGGTCAGAACATAATGGTGCTCTCTCCATTTAACCCTAATGATAAAAGACCTTCCTTGAGTCTATTTGTTAGTCTTAAGTATAAAGATAGTTATAGGTTTAAATGTTTTTCCACAAATCAATCAGGAGACGCTATCTGTTTTGTAGAAACTTTATTTAAGCTTGGCTCTAGGAATGAGGCTGTTAAAAAAATACTACAGGACTATGAAGCCTGGTTAAACAATAAAGACGCTGATCACTCTTCTGTAAACTTTAAAGTAGTTGAGAGGTATAAAGTAACAAGCTTTGCAAAAAGAAATTGGACTACCTTAGATCAGAAGTTCTGGACTAAGTTCCATATTGGAACCACCTTGCTTAATAAGTATTACGTGTTTCCTCTTAGTACATATACAATGAGTAGAGAAGATGACGGTCAATTGCAAGAGATTGTAATTAAGGATAGACATTTTATGTATGGTTATTTTAGAGAAGATGGTACACTGTATAAGATCTATCAGCCTATGATTATGGAAAGTAAATTCATAAAGGTTAGAGATTACATACAAGGTATGGACCAATTGACTTATACCAAACCTTATCTTATAATCAACAGCTCTCTTAAAGATGTAATGTTCTTTGATAAACTAGGATACTCGGAGGCAGAGACCATTGCACCGGATAGTGAGAACACGCTTATACTACCGCATGTGATCAATTCACTTAAGCTTAAGTATAAAGGTATAGCTACACTGTTTGATAATGATCCCGCCGGCATAAAAGCTATGGAGAATTATGAGAAGACCTATGGGATTAAAGGCGTATTGCTCCCGTTATCCAAAGACTTAAGTGACTCAGGTAGAGATCATGGTATCCTAAAAGTAAAACAAGTATTAACCCCAATCTTAAAACAAGCATTACAATGAATGAGTTTGAAGACTGGTTAATGACCCTGCCAGTGCAGACATTAACTGATGAATTAAAAATAGAAATACTCTCTGAAGTAAATGCTATGATACAATCAGAATTAGTAGAAATGTTAAGAAACATGAGTGGAAAATGAGTTGGTCATATAAAGGAATTTTGTTCACAGATGAACATATACCAGATGGTGCTGTAGGATTCATATATCAAATGTCAGCTATCATTGATGGTAAAGTTGTTAGTTATATAGGAAAGAAAAACTTTTATGCAAGTATTAAAACAAAGCTGAGCAAGAAATCTATGCCTACTGATAAGAGACTCAAGACATACAAACGTGTAACTAAAACATCTTACCAGAACTATTTTAGTAGTAATGAAACATTAAAGCAAGCCCATAAAGATGGGATAAAAATTAAAAGAGAAATCTTAAGAATATGTTATAGCAAGAATGAATTGACTTACCAAGAGGTAAAGCATCAGTTCTTACTGAGCGTATTGGAAGATGACATGTACCTAAATGGTAATATACTAGGGCGCTTCTATAAAAATAAAATTTGATAAAATGAAATTGAACAGTGAAACATTTGACAGAGTAAAGATGATGTTAGAATCTCTTGACAAAGAGGATATAGTACTTGGAATATCTGCAATGGATACAACAGACTTTAAAGATAATTTCTTGTATGTATTACTTATGGCCAAAGAAGCTAATGTTAAATACGACAACATGTGGCATGATAATGCACCAACAATGCACCATATGTTTATTCAACTAGGTATAAACCTAGACAAGCCTATCACATTTGACACAGTCTTAAAAATGGCTAAGACATATAACGCACCCTTGCATGATATCCAATTTATTATGGATAAATATGCAGATAAAATGAGAGATTATCTCAACTATACATTGGGTTTAAAAGATAACCCAATCAATAAACTAACAATTAAAATTAATGACTATGACTACAAGACCGGAACAGTTGGCAATGACCTCCAAGGAACTAATGCTGACGGAAGCATTTTATGGGATGTTCCTGATAATGCTGAATAAGAGGTGGAGTGATAGAGTTTCTACAGCTTGTGTAAGTTTAAATGGAATTAACTATCAACTAGATATAGGCCCAAAATTTTGGGATAATTTAACTCCTAAGCATAGGATAGGTTTACTTAAGCATGAGCTACTGCACATAGGCTTGTTTCACATCACAGACTTTAAACATCTGACTGATCATGAGATAGCCAACATAGCAATGGACTTGGAGATTAACCAGTTCATTCATGAAGACTTCCTTCCTCCTGGTGGTATGACCCTTGATAAATTTCCTGAACTAAATCTTGAATCAAGAAAAGGTACTCAGTACTATTATGATAAACTAGGTAAAGCTGCTAAGCAACCTGGTACTTGTCCTAACCTGGATAAGATACTAGAAGGAATGAGGCAAGGTCAGTGCGAGGTAACAATCTCTGTAGATGGTGACGGAAATATTAAAGTTAATCTTCCTGATCATTCTGGTTGGGGTGATATGGATGCGCTACCAGAAGCAACACAGAAGTTAATCCGTAAACAAACTGAGCATATTCTTAAAGAAGTTGCTGATCAAGTTAAGAAATCTCAAGGTCATATACCTGGAGAGTTTGCCGAGATCCTTGATAACATAAATAAAACAGAGCCTCCCAAGTTTGATTGGAAAGGATATCTTAGAAGATTCACAGGTGGATCAACTAAAGTTTATACAAAGAAAATACGTAGGAAATTCAATAAGAGATATGAAGAGAATCCTGGTCTGAAGATCAAGCCTCGCCGTCATATCTTGTTTGCAATTGATACCTCAGGTTCTGTAAGTACTAATGAATTAAATGAGTGTGTACAAGAGTTGTATCATATTCACAAGACTGGTACTGAGATTACAGTAATACAAGCTGATACAGCCATCAGTGACATAAGCAAGTTTAATCATAGAGCTGAATTCAAAGTTCATGGTAGAGGAGGCACAAGCTTCCAACCGGTTATAGATTATTATAACGAGAACACACATAAATTTACCTGTCTGATTTATTTTACAGACGGTGAAGCATCCGCGCCAACACCTGCACGCGGAAGAATGCTTTGGGTATTGAGTAGTCAGTCCCCGTTAAACCCAGATTTAGTAGGTCCACAAATTAAATTAAATTAAAAACAAATTATGAGCAACGCACAAGTAAACTTAAATATTGATGAGGTAAAAGGATTCTTAACTCACATCATGAATAACAATCGCTTCTTACAGTCAGGCGGTAAGCCACCAGTAGCTGTGGAGATTGTTGGTGAATCAGGTATTGGTAAGACAAGTTCTGTATTACAGTTAGCCAACGAGACTGGGATGAATGTAGTGAAGTTAAACTTAGCTCAGATAGAAGAGTTGGGTGACTTGGTTGGTTTTCCAATCAGACAGTTCCAGTTATGCAAAGATGGTAAACCTTTACCTGGTATTCCAACTACAGAAAAGCGTTTTGTAACTAAAACAATTACTGTTATGGAAAAGCAAATGCAAACTGTAACAGAAAACAAAACAGTTAAGAAACAAGTAATGGGTCCAGATGGCAAGCTTGTTCTTCGTGATGTAACAGTAGCTGTTAAAGTTGAGAAGGAAGTAGAAGTTCCTGTTGAGAAACAAGTTACAGAGGAAGAAATTGTACCTGTATCTTCTGAAGTTGTATTATCTTATTCTGAAGGTGAGTGCATCTGGGTGGATGAGAATGCCGTGAATGAATATGTAAAGCGTGGATATGACTTTACGGGAAACAAGCGTATGTCTTATTGTCCTCCTGAGTGGATTGCTGACAAGCAAGGCGGTGGTTTCTTAATCTTAGATGACTGGAACAGGTCCGATACAAGATTCATACAAGCTGTAATGGAGCTCAAATAATTTTGGATAACTTATTTATATTACATATGTTTGTAGTATGAAAGATTTATTTAAACAGCTTGATGAATTAAGAGGTAAAAATCCATGTGGTGTTTATCTCTTGAAAATTAATGGTAAACAATATGTAGGCAGTAGTGTCAACATAAAGAAAAGACTAAGAAGACACAGAACTCTTTTAAGGAACAACAAGCATGATAACAAGTATCTACAGAACCTGTATAACAAATACAAAAACTGTGAATATAGAATACTTGAAGAATGTGATTTTCTTATAAAGTTTTTAGAACTTAGAAATAAAGAAAAGCAGTGGGTTGAAAAACTTAATGCTGAGTTAAATTTAGATGATCCTATACAAGGTATAGGAGGTTTTCATGAAAAAACTGTATATCAGTTTGATCTTGAAGGTGTTTTTATTAAAGAATGGAAATCAGCTATGGTTGCTGCAAGAATACTTAATGTTTCTTACAATGCAATACATGCTTGTGCTAATCCTTCTGTAGAAGCTTCTAAATCAGCTCATGGATTTCAATGGTCTTATGAAAAAATATCTCCTGGAAAATATATGTGTAATACAGGTTCTAATTTAGAAACTAGAACTGTATATTTATATAACTTGAGAGGAGAGTTCTATATGTCTTTTAACTCTTTATCTGATTGTGCAAGATACATTGCAGCAGATATTAATTACCAAGGTGACTGGAAAATAATAAGAAGTAATCTTGCTTATGTTTTACAAAAACCACAAACAAGAAAAGTGAGAGGAAAGTATTTAGCATCTTATGTTAAAGCTGATACTCATAACTTGAGTCTATTCACGGGCTCCTAACCGGGTGAATTGCTGGGATATCTTGAAAATACTAATGCTACAACATGACTGGAAACGGTGAGTGTGAATGCTTGAAAAGTTTAGTATTATAAGACAATCAGCAGCCAAGCTTAAATCTAAAAGATTTGGGAAGGTTCAACGCATAGGTATTGAAACTACATTGTAGAATATAATATACCCAAGAGTGCCCGGCATACTAATGTATGAAGATATATGCTGACCTGTATAGAGATATACAGAAGCTAAGATAAAAAACTTAGCGATAACAATAATGTGTGGATAGACAAGAGTATATCTCATGGAAGTTACCAAAGGACTGGCATATTTTATTGACAGCTAATCCAGACAATGGAGAATATTTAGTACAATCAATTGACTCAGCACAACGTACTCGTTTTGTAAGTGTGAATTTAAAGTTTGACAAAGATGTATGGGCACGTTGGGCAGAGACTCAAGGTATTGATGGTCGTTGTATTAACTTCTTGTTGATGCATGAGGAACTAGTAAGTACTCGTGTGAATGCTAGAAGTATCACTACCTTCTTTAACTGTATTAGTTCTATTGAAGATTTCTCTGCTGAGTTACCTTTAATCCAAATGATTGGTGAAGGTTCAGTGGGGCCTGAGTTCACTACTATATTCACTACGTTTATCAACAACAAGTTGGATAAGTTAGTTAGACCTCAAGATATTTTATGCCATGACAATGGAGATTATATCATGGGTGAGTTACGCGGATGTATTGGTAAAGACCATAACTACCGTGCTGATATTGCAAGTGTATTAGCAACAAGGTTAATTAACTTTACAATTAATTACTCTGAGAAGAACTCAATTACACAAAAGCACATTGACAGATTAATCAAATTGGGTACTGAAGAAGCATTTACTGATGACTTGAAGTATATAGTTATTAAGAAGATACTTAACGGTAACAAGCAGAAGTTTCAAAAGCTTTTGATGAATGAGTCTGTAATGAAAATGACAATGAAATAATGGATGAATTAGTAGGAACACAGACAGTGCCGGTAATAGCCGGCACTACTGTTCTTAATGAACAGACATATGAGAGAATTTCTCAAATGTTAGCAAGCACCGATGAAGGTGATCACAAGATGGCACAGCTTATCTTAAACCAAGTAAACATACAACTTTCAATTTACTGGTTATGGCAATTGGCTAGAAAAGGTTGGTGGATTACACAAAGAATGGTTAATCTTAGAACAAAGGCAAGTAGACAATTCAGAGATGATACATCTTTATTTAGTTTATCAACTATGGGAGAGTCTAGCTTTATAGAACATATTAATAAAAAAGGTTGGCTAACCCCAGAGATTTTCCAAAAACTGATGACTAAATTGAATTCAGATATTGTGTTTAGATTAAACGGTATAACCTGTTCCAAGTTCTATAACTTTACAATGGAGCTGAAGCCTGAATTCAAACACCTTAATCCAGAAGACAAACTAAAACCAGTAATTTATGACAATGATTAACAAAATAAAAACAAGAACCAGTTTAAGGTCTGATAGCAATAATTCAAAATTTATTGTAGAAACAGTTTATGTTATAGAAGACAGTCATATAAGCTCATCTAATTTGATCAACTCTGTTCTGCAAGATAAAGATTACACACCAGTAAAAGGTGATAAGATTTATATTTATCCAGGCTCAACTATTCCAAGATTTAAAATAAAAACATTTTGTGAAAAGTACAAGGTAGCTCTAGTAAAGTATCCTGATAAAGCCAATGTAAAAATCATAGGTGAGAATTATGGTAAAGATATTTTAAAACATTTTTATCATTCTTGTTATGTCCGTACTGAGTTACTTGACCATTTATATAAGTATGGTAATACTAATAATGACTTTATTAAGAAAGCTATTGATAGTTTAGAAAATCAAACATCTGAGCTTGTTCATCATGATTATCATATAAACCGTATTTTAACAACAAGTTTTAGTACAAACATGTTATCAAAAGCTTTTACAGAAAAAGAATTAGATGATGCTACTGATGAACATTATGATGACATAAACGGTGCTTATATTAAAGATGAAGATGCTTACAAGAAACTTGTAGAGATCATTAATGATCCCAACATATATCCTGAGACAACTCTATTAAAGAAACTAAACACTGGTGGAATAATGGACGCTGTACAGTATGAAAGTATTAAGCGTTTGTTTGAGAGTAGTGATACTTCTAACTGTACTTTAGCTATGGAAGCCATAGCTAATTGTGATTTTGAAAGAAGCGCTGTTTACTTGCTACTATTAGTGCATGAGTATCATGATAAAATGTATAACACACCTAATAGAAATCATGTGAATTTTAAATCTTTTATGAAGTTCTTTAATGTAGACAACCTCAGGTATCATTACAGCTATGATAATTTAATAGATGCATTGTTAAAACGCAATTTGTTAAATCAAACTAATCTTGATGTGCTTAGACCTTTGTTAACAGAGGAGGCTGAGTCAAGATTATCAGGTGATTATTATACAATTGATAAACTGATTTGGTCTGATAAGATTGTAGAAGGCTTAGCTAACAATATCTTAGATGTAAACTTTAACACTGAGCTATATGATGAACCAGAAGAAGAGTTGCAACTGAAAGGTTTAAATATAAATGCCTTAATAAATGATGAAGTATGACCAAAAAAACAAAACAAGAACTAGAGGCTGAGTTTTATGCTCGGCCTTTGCTCCTGAGTTATTCAGGACTAAACAAAATGCTTTACTCTCCTTCCCTGTATTATAAACACTATGTGTTACAGGAGCAAGAGGAAAAGTTAGACAGCTATCTTATAGATGGAAAAGTAATACACTGTTTATTACTAGATGATGGTTCATTCAACAACCAGTTCATACTTATGCCAAGCACACTACCTACAGAGAATACTCGCAGATTAGTAGATGCTATCTATGAAAGAGTGTCCGGAGAACCAACACTTCTTGAAAATTATTCAGTAGAGATATTGGATTATTTAAAAGAGATAAAGTTACACCAGGCTCTAGCGGATGACAAGAAAGCTCCATTTAAAACGGGAGATGAAAAAAGATTAGAGAAAATATTGACTGAGGATGCAAAGTCATACTTTGAATTTCTGAAGATTAAAGGTAACAAAGATCTACTAGACTCTGTTACCATGCAGCGTTGTACAGAAGCTGTAGAAGTTTTACGCAATCATGATGAAGTACGTGAGCTACTTGGATTAATGAGATCTGAGATGGATAACATAGATGTTTATAATGAGATCTTCATGGCTGTTGATCATACAGATAAACCCTTTGGATTAAAAGGTGTTGTGGACAATGTAAAAATTGACCATGATGCTAGAATTATCTACGTCAATGACTTAAAGACTACAGGTAAGACCATTGTAGATTTTCCTGAAACCGTAGACTTTTATAACTATTGGGCCCAGGCTGCTGTTTATGAAAGGTTAGCTGCATATCAGTATGCTGAATTAATCATGCAGGATTATAAAATTGTATTCAACTTTGTAGTTATTGATAGATATCAACAGGTGTATGTATTTGAAGTAAGTAAAGATACTTTAGCTGATTGGCAAATTAAACTAGAAGAGAAGTTGACTGAAGCGGCGTGGCATTATAATGAGAAGAATTATAACTTGCCATACAAATTTGCAAAAACAAAAGTAATCTTATAAAATAAAACACATATGCAAATAAAGTCTCTGTACAAAGATTATGTCCAAAAAAGTAGGATCTTTCTCTATCCTTCTTTGGACATAAAGCGTGGGGTTAGCGTAACCCCAATTGAAACATACATCGCCTGGAGTAATAATCATAAAGCTGAGGATGCTAAACTTAGCTGCCTGTATTATTTACGTGGGGATGATGAGTTCAAACAATTTGAGAAACAAAAACTTATAGGTAACAAGTTATTCCATGACTTTAAACAAGTTGAAGACAATCGCGGTGTGTATGTTTTTGATTTTAGTTCAATGAAGTCTGAATGGGACAATGTAATTAATGGTAAGTACTCTAAACTGACTCCTGATTTCAAGAGACGTATTAGACACTACATTGGTTTAAGTAATCCCAACTTACCCTATATTGATTCATTCTTATTTCCAGACAGATATTTTAAAATCTATGCTGAGATGATGGGTGTAAATGAGTCTGTTCTTAAAGAAGTAGGAGAGTTGTGTTCATTACCAGATATGAAACACGAGACTCTTAATATTTCTATAATGAATTTAGACATTGTGAAAGAAAAACATTAACTTAGTAACCTTAATTTTAAAATAAAAAATATGTCAGCAACACAACCAACAATGTTATTAGTAACCTCTGCATGGCAGGGGCGAAAAGCATTTAAACTAATGCCAATTACTAATGAGTGTCCCTTTACAGAAGGCATCTATGAACCAGAAGGTAAAATATTAATCATGATGTCCAAAGAGACAAAAGAAACAGTACACATGCTACCTAGGCTTGATGAGAACGGAGACCCCGTTATGACTAAAGCGCCACGTAAAAATGGTAAAACATTCAAGGAACAAAGATTACACATTGATACATATACAGAGCATTACATTTTAGAGAAAACAGAGATTATTGATTTAATTAAGCGTGTTGCAGTTAATGCTGATACGTTTAATTTTATGGGGCATTTAGATGACACGTTATTAGTGACACCTGAGAAACCTAAAATTGAATTAATTAAATAATAATACATACATACACACAGGAGGAGAGCTAATCACTCTCCTTTTTGTGTCATATAAGGGGAGACAGCTGAACTGAATAAAACATTATGATCAAAGTAACTGAAGTAATATCAGGTCAAAGTTTTGAAAGTAAAAAACTTGCCGCTGAATATTTTAATATACCTACAACAGTTGTTACAGCAAGTATAAAATCAAATCTTGTATTGGAAGCAAATAAAAAAAAGTACAAGTTTGTAGAAAGAAAGTCTAAAATGGATAATTCTTCAACAATAGCAGCACCTGTAACAGTATTTCCTTTTGGTAAATATAAAGGTGATAAGATTAGTACTTGTACTCATTTATCTTATTTAATATGGTTAACAGAAAAAGAAGATCTTAATGATAGATTTAAAACAGCTTTATCTAAGAGGATTAAAGAATTAACTAAAAAAGATGATGTATGAGTAAAAGTCACTGGGTAATGGATTATGAAACCCTATCCAATTGTTTTATCGCAGTGTTTCAGCATCACAAAGAAGATACTACTAAAGTATTTATTGTACATGAGTCACAAAATGATATCCAAGAGTTAATAGAATTCTTGGAAAGCAATATCAAAAACAATGAATGGCATATCTCATACAACGGTCTTGCGTTTGATGCTCAGATTACTAATATGATTCTTAAAAAGAAGAAAGAGTTAGTTACACTGACAGCAGCAGAAATTGCAACACTGGTTTATGTAAAAGCTCAGGACTGTATCACCAGGTCTAATGATGGCGCGTTCCAAGAGTTTAGTGAAAAGGATATACCTATTAGACAGGTAGATGTTTTTAAACTTAACCATTGGGATAATGCAGCTAAAAGCTCTAGCCTGAAATGGATACAGTATTCAATGGACTGGAATAATATCCAAGAGATGCCGCTTCATCATAGCACTGTAATAACGGCGCAACAAATTCCAATGATCATAGATTATTGTAAGAATGATGTGGGCTCCACTAAAAGAATCATGGAGCTTAGTAAGGATCAAATTAATCTTAGAGCTAATCTTACTGCAGAGTATGGTATATCTTTATACAGTGCATCTGAACCTAGGATCTCTAAAGAGTTGTTCTTGCTATTCCTATCTAAGAAGACTGGTATAAGTAAGTATGATTTAAAACAGTATAGGACTCAGAGGAACCTCATTAACATCAAAGATATTCTTGTCCCTTATCTTAAGTTTAGTACACCCGTGTTTCAAGACTTGCTTGATAATTTCAAAATGGTCACAATAAACGCAGCTAATACAAAAGGCGGGTTTAAGTATTCAATGCAATATAAAGGAGTTAAGACTGACTTTGGTTTAGGCGGTGTTCATGGTGCAAGAAAGAGTGGGATCTATAAAGCAGGTGATGGTATGATTATAATGTCCTCGGATGTTACAAGTTTTTATCCTAATCTGGCTATTAGAAATGGCTGGGCGCCCGCTCATCTACCCGCACAAGAATTCTGTGATCTGTATGAGTGGTTCTTTGAAGAGAGAAAAAAGATACCTAAGAAAGATCCAAAGAACTATGTCTTTAAGATTATACTGAATTCTACATTTGGTCTGAGTATAGATGAAAATAGTTTCTTGTATGATCCTCAGTTTGGTATGCAGATCACAATCAATGGTCAGTTAACGCTGATGATGTTGTATGAGATGCTAGCAGAAGGTATACCAGATTGTGTACCGTTAATGCAAAACACTGACGGTATAGAGATGATGATACCGGAGAACTACAAGGACAAATACTTAGCTATATGTGCTGAGTGGGAGAAGATAACTAATCTGCAATTAGAGCATGACGAGTATAGCAGATTGATTCTAGCTGACGTTAATAACTACATTGCAGTAAACACTGCCGGTAAGTATAAGTGCAAAGGCAGATTTGAGTTTGAGAACTTAGCTCTTCACAAGAATAAAAGCTTCTTAGTAATACCTAAAGCCTTGTTCAATTATTTTGTAAAGGACATTCCTCCTGAGAAAAGCCTGATGGAAAATAAAAATATACTAGACTATTGTGCTGGTGTAAAGATTAAAGGCAATTGGGAATTCCAAAGAAGATGCTTGAAGAAAGGTATATTAACCACTGACACATTGCAAAAGACTATCCGGTATTATATATCAGAGAAGGGCTGTAAGATTATGAAAGTTAATAAATATGACAAGAGAGAAATACAACTTGAGTCAGGTAAGTGGATGCAGGAAGATATGAGTAAGTTTCAAGAAAAACCGTGGTCACATTATTTTATTAATGAGAGGTACTATCTGGATAAGATATACAAGGAGATAGATAACATATGCCCAAAACAAATAACATTATTTTAAGATATGAGTAAAAGACCAAGCATGACAACAAAGGAGTATTTAATCAATGCTCCTTTACCTGAGACCACAGATACATATACTGTGGTTCCTCACAAAGATGTAATAGAAAGAACAGAGCAAACCCTTGAGAAGATGGGATTTGAAATAGAACGTGAGTTCTATAAGTGCAACTTAGACGCAAAGATTGCACAAGGTATTTATCACCTGAAATATGGTGATGATCCGGATATCGGCATGTTGTTTACATGGAGTAATTCTTATGATAAGAGCATGAGATTCAAATGCTGTGTTGGTGGTTATGTACATGAATCACTAGCATCTATTATTAGTGGTAACATGGGTACTTATGCCCGTAAGCATACGGGTGATGCTGACAGTGATGTACTAAGTACAATTGATAATCAGTTAATAAACGCTGAGGAGTATTTTAAAGATTTGCTTATTCAGAAAGACAAAATGTTAAACCTAGTATTGACTAGTAAGATACGTGCTGAGTTAACAGGCAGGATGTATTTTGAACACGAGTTGTTTACAAGTGAGCAGATGTCAATAATCGGAACTCAATATAAGAAGTCTAGCTATGCTATCAATGGTGAATCAAATACTGTATGGTATATGTACCATGCAATACTGATCGCTTTACAAAAAGCACACCCTAGGACTTGGATGGATCAGCAGATTATATCTCACAACTTCTTAGAAAAAGAGTTCATGCTTGTTAATACAAAACAGGATGACGTTTTAAATGAAAATGAACCGGAAGTAATAAGTAATCAAATCACTATACTAGATGTAATAGCAGAAGTTGAAGCAGAACAAGTTGTAGAACCAGCGCCTTGGGATGATGAACCAAAGACTGCAGAAATCCAAGCTGTATTTAATGAACCTTTAGAGATTAGAGTTGCTCAAGAAGACGTTGTTGGATTAGAAGAAGAGCTTGTATCAGGAACTGTTATTGAATTGTTTTCAGCTTTAGTAGGAGAAGATGATTCAGAAGATGAAGGTTGGCCTTGTGTATCTTGTAACGAGATGCAAGGAGCAGAGGCTGTATGGAATGATGGCCAATTGTGTAGCAAGTGTGCTGATGCATCAATGATTACTAATATCAATTTAGATTTATAATGGAAGTAACGTGCCCACACTGCAAAGCAGTAATAGCAAATTACACATCAATGAAAGACCCTGGAGATATACCCTCTCCAGGGAACTTGATGATATGTATAAACTGTTTATCATTATGTAAGTATGATGAGCAAATTCAGTTGGTTGAATTAACCACAGAAGAAAAGGAAGGTATGCCCGCTGAGTTGTTAATTGAAATTGAAGGAATGATTAATTCACTTAGAAAGAAAAAAGAATTATGATAATAGGGATTAATGGAAAAATAGGCTCTGGTAAAGATACAGTAGGTAGAATCATTCAATATTTAATGTTAGATGAGAATACTACAAAATACTTTGTTCAAGACTGGATAAATAAAGAACATTACTTATTAGATACTCACAGTAACTGGGAAATTAAGAAGTTTGCAGGTAAGCTTAAACAGATTGCTTCTATACTAACAGGAGCAACCTTAGAGCAACTAGAAGACCAAGATTTTAAGAAACGAGAGATGGGCCCAGAATGGGGAATAACTTATAGAGAGTTACTTCAAAAACTAGGTACAGAGGCTATGAGAAATGGTTTACATGAAAATGTATGGGTTAATGCTTTGATGGCTGATTATCATCTTACTCCTAATAAAAGCATGGATGAGCTTTTCAATGAACACTTTTTAAATAATAAATCAGAGATACATTATAAACTTCCTAATTGGATTATCACAGACATGAGATTTCCTAATGAGATGGATGCTGTAAAATCTAAAGGTGGTATCACTATTAGAGTTAATAGAAAAGGATTTCCTATTACTCACTCTAAAACTGGAGAAACTCACTTGTTAAGTAGGGATGCTTTCACAGAACACCCTTCAGAAACAGCTCTTGACAATCATGAATTTGATTATGTGATAGACAACAATGGTAGTATATCAGATTTGATAGACAAAGTAAAAGACATATTAACCCTAAACAACATAATATAATGCAAGAACAATTAAAAGCCGTGGAAGAATTTCACAAAGTATTCTTACAAGAGAATGGAACAGAGCCAAGATTATTACCTGAGAATGAATTTTTGCTCCGGTATAATTTAATGGCTGAAGAAAATGATGAATACAAGGAAGCTTGTTGGAACGGAGACTTAGTTGAGATAGCTGATGCACTAGGTGATCAGTTATACATTCTATGTGGAACTATATTAAAGCACGGTCTTCAACACAAGATTGAAGAAGTCTTTAGTGAGATTCAACGTAGCAACATGAGCAAGTTAGGATCAGACGGTAAGCCTATCTTTAGAGAAGATGGCAAGATCCAAAAGGGCCCGGGATACTCCCAGCCTGATATTAATAAAATACTCTCTACTAATAAAAGTTAATTATGCTAAGAAAGATTTATCTGAGCATAGTGTGTGTTATGTTTATGGTAAATTGCAATGCTCCTGTGAAAACAGAAGTGGCTAAACATAATGACAACACTAGAGCTTATTCACAAAAAGCCAAAGATTATTGTACCAAACATAAAGTCAACACTGACTTTTATATCTTAATAGATCTGAGTATACACTCAGGTCTTAATAGATTATATGTTTGGGACTTTAATAAAAATGAAGTAACTCACAGCTTCACGGTTAGCCATGGTTGTGCAAACAATCCATGGGGTTTAGACCAATCAAAAACCAATGCCACAGTTAGCAATGCGTTTGATAGTCACTGTTCATCTATAGGTAAGTACTATATAAATGAACGCGGTTATAGTAATTGGGGAATACATATAAAGTATACTCTGCAGGGTTTAGAAAACACAAACCGGAATGCAGAAAAGAGAACTATAGTATTACATAGTTGGGATGATGTACCAGACAATGAAGTGTACCCAAATGGTGTACCTGAAGGTTGGGGTTGTCCCGCTGTATCAAATAATGCAATGCTAACACTTGATAAGATATTGAAGCCGCAGAACAAGAAAACTCTGTTGTGGATTATTAATCAAGACCTATCCTCTCGGACAAGTTGAGGGGTACAAAGTTAGATTATAGAGGAGAACCTTACGGGGTTCTCCTTTTTTTTTCCAACTAGATGTTGAGTTATCTCTTGGCAGACATGTTTTGTGCCTTATCCCAGTTTGTAATCATATCACCTGGTGAGATGTTAGAACCTGTTACACCAAACATCTTACCTATATGGGCCCATATCTGACGACCGCCTTGTTGTGACCAGTTGAATGGACCACTACGGCGTTTATAAAACTGACGTTCATTACCTTCCCATATATTAACCAGGTCAGTTCCTATACGTTGCCATGTATCTGTTGTTGGTCCAAAGGCTAATGACTTAAGATCCACAACAGTTGATAAGTTATCAAGACCCATACCTGGCCATGGAATAAACTGCTCATTCTCTGAACGGATCTGAAGCATTTGATTCATAGCATGCAGTTCCATGAAACCTGCTAAGTTAAATTCTTGTCCAGGCTCTTCATCAGCTAAGAAAGGTATTGTCATTTTACCACTCTTTTCACGTAGCTTCTTGTATCTATCTTCATCGTCTTCATCCCATCCAAATAAAGGTCCCATTAATAGACCCATTAAATAAAGCACACCAACTTCAGTAATAATTCTCATCCAAGCTGCTCTATCTTCTCTAGTCATATCATTTATGTTTCTATTCTTAATAGCCCCAAGTAAAGACTTAACAGCTTGCACATAGTAACCTTCATCTTCCTGACCATATCCTGGAGCCATACGGTTTCTTCCAAACCTGTTAATACTCATTGTGATCATATGCTTTTTAAGGAACTGCACAAATCTAAATGCTATAAGACGTTGCATCAAAGGCTGATCAAGCTTAGCAAAAGCTCCATCCAGTTTTGTATTAACAGCACCAACTTTATTTTTAAATGCTTTAAATTCAGCACCTACACTCATGTTACCTTCTTCATCATACGTAATACCCCACGTAGGATCAATACCCGCTTTAAGTTGTATCTTACCCTGAGCATTAAGTTCCCATGCATCCATATAATCAATCATCTGATTACCCATAGGTATTTTCTTCTTGAACATCATGCCAGCAAATGTTTGCATGGTTGCTTGTACCTCAGTCCATTTACGGAAGTTATAAAACCAACCCGTACTCACTACATCTTTTGCAAATGTTCTTGTGATTGACTCATGAAACTTTTCTTGAAATCTATTAGGGCTTGGATCAAATATCTCACCTATCTGATGCTCCAGTGACTTAGGCCCCTTAGCATAGATATCAGAACCACTAAGCTTCATCATGTATTTCATTGACCAAGATTCTCCCTTAAACAAGGTACTTACTGTAAGATCATTACCTGCTGAAGCAAGTATTAAACTCTGAAACTTTTTAGTAAACATGTTCTTCAAAGCAGATGGTATGTTAAAGGCAAAGAAGGAAAACGCTGCTTTACCAAACAAGTGTCTCTGTACATTCTGTATCCATGGTATATCTTTACCAAATCCTGTTATAGACTGGCCCTGAAAGTCACGTTCATAATACTGGGCAATTGCATCCTTACGGATATACTTACCTTTCTTGTTAGCGTAAGTTGTAGCACCAAAGTTTATAAAGTTTGAACGGTTAATTTTATCTAGTTCCTTAAGTTTATTATTAGGATCTTCAAGCAAGTTCTTTAAACCTTGAGCAATAGGATTCATTTTAACCAACTGTTTGTGGTGTTCAGCGTTATAGATATAACGTAGTATACCACTTATAACATCTGTTGAAGTATCTTTAAGTTCTAGATTAAATAAGCCTTGCATTGGTATGTTCTCTATCTGGTCATTAAAACCATCAGCTCTAACCAACTCGTTAGCCATATCCGCGTTATAAATACTACCCTGCTCATCCATTGCTCCCGTAAAAAATTGCTTAATCTTTGTGAGCATAGCTGAAATAGGACTAAGCTTTTCTGCAGCTGTTCCTTTTATACCTTTTGCTTGGGCAGCTTCTAAACCACTCATTCCGTAGCGGGGGAAATCATAATACAACTTACCACGTTTTGAAAGACCGTCCTGTGATTTTAAATGTTCTTCTTTAAGAAACTCAAGAAGTTTAAATAATTTAGGATCATTTTTTTGTAAGTCAAAGTAAGCTTGGTTGTAATAAGGTGAATTAACATCTTGCTTAGGTAACCACTCTCCTCTGTTATCTTTATGTACACCTATTATTAATTTGACTTCACCTGTGTTTTTATCATAACCATTCTTGTACTCTTTTTTTACAACTCTTGTAAAGTATTTAAGAGACGGCTTTGTCTCATACATGTTTGGGTCATTAGGTTTAATAATGTTCCATACATATAATCTTTCATAGCTTGTTACAGACTTTGCATCTTTGTCTCTATAATTTTTCTCAAGGTGATTTGCTTTAAACCATTTTTCAAACTCAGGACTCTTAGCAAACATCTTGCTTAATACACTCGGATTATAAAGCTTATCCATGTTGCTTGCATTAAACTCATTGAAGTTTAATTCATCATACACTTCTTGTGAGTCTATTATATCCATCCAGTGATTAATAGCATCAACATAATAAGTAGTCGGGTCTTTAGTTTGTAGCTCTCTAAGATCTCCAAACAAGCCTGTAATCTCAGCACGTTCATTCTTAGTAAGTCCTAGTGAATCTTGCCTGTTTAGTAATTCTTTAAACTTCTCAAACTCATTTGGTTCTAATTCACCATTCTCTTTTTTCTTTTTAGACAAATCAATTAAAAGCTCCATCTCGTCACGAGTTAATCCTGAGTAGCCAGCCCATTCATTACGTGCATTCTCCATCTCCTCTTGAGCTTCTTTGATAACAGCCTTACGTTCATCAAGCATATCTGAACCAATAGGTTGTCCATCACTGTCTCTGTAACCAGAAGCAATGTCCAAGATAGTTTTAAATGATTCAGTAAAATCAGTCTTCTTAGCCTTAGTATCAGCAGAGACTAATTTATCTTCTAAGTCTTTTTTTAACGCTCTGTCAGCTGCGGTTTTAATACCTTTAGCCTCAAGATCTTTTAATTGTTGTCTAAGTCTAGCTGCAGGTCTTCCTAATATCTCTTTAAGATTCTCAATTAGTTTTGAACGTATTTCATAAAACTCAGGTTTAATTTTAGTAACTGTATTTGCTTTAATCCACATATCACGGTAAGCTTCAAACTGATCATCAAACTCTTCAGTACCTTCTTCATATTGTAATGAGATTAAGTTGTCACGGATCTGTTGTTCCTTCTTAGCTAGTTCATTCTCATATACACCAGTTCTAGGTTTATACTCATGGAACTTGCGAGTAAGATCTCTATGTTGTTGTAAACGTTGGGCAACTTCAAGATCAACACCTGTTTTCTTTTGTCCGTTTAAGTAATAGGAGGAATACAGTTGATTGTACTCTTTCCACAGATCGTCCATCTCTTTAGTGTTATCTACTAACTGGTCATCTCTATTAGCTGCAAGATTAATAATCTCCATTCTATTAAAGATTTCATCTCTCAAGAACTTAGCTCTTTGTCCTACAGTATCTGATGCATCTTTACCAAGTAAGTCATCTTTTTCATAGTACTCATCAACGTATTCTTGTTGCATCCATTTACGCATGTGAGCATTCTTCTCTGCAAGCTTAGCAGCAAACGCTTCCTGGTTCTCTTTACTACGGTCTCTGTTATAACGGTCACGTAAACCTTTTAACTCATTGTTAAACCTATCAACATCATATCTATAATCCTTGTAAGGATTAAGCATTGCCCATACTTCTTTTTGTTGGAAAGTCCCATTCTTATCAATGTATCCAAACTTATCCACAAAGCCTATCTTTTTACCAAGCTCTCCTGGTTTTAAAAAGTTTATGCCAGCATCATCAATTAATTCTTTAAGTGCTCCCGACATGCCGCTAACTCTAGATTGTACTCTAGCTTCCATCTCAGTCATGTTGTTTTTAAAGTACAAAGCAAAGCCACCAATTACGGGGTCACTACTATAAAGGTATCCTTCAAAATAAGACTCAATGTATCTAGCATCTGCTCCCTCACCACGAATAGCACGGGCAACTTTTTCACGAGACATAACTATACCATCAAAGCTGGCTTTCTTACCAATCTCTAAATCCTTACTCTCTTCATAAGTTAAATCCTGACCTGATTCTTGTTTAGCCTGAAGCATTTTGTAACGCTCATAATCAGCTTTATTCATACCGTAGAATTTAACGTACTCTTTATTTATTGCAGCTTGGCTAGCGTTCCGGTCTTCTAATCTTTTAATCTTATCTTTAAATAACTCTTCAGCTCTATTAGACATGCTCTCCCATTGTTCCCATAAGATATCAGAGATACCTTCATTGTTCATCTGGTTGATGTGTTTAGCAGAAGTTTTCATAGAAGTTTCTATACTACCAAGCAATTGATTCATTGGAGAATCAGATTTGGCACCTGCTTTAATCATCATATCTTGAGCTTCAGAAATATACTTTTGCCAATACTCAAGTACTCGTGCATAGTAGTAAGCTCTGTGTACGTTGTCTCTATTAGTAGCGTCCTTTCTTAATTCATTCAAGTGCTCTTCCATTTTAGTCATCATGACTTTTAAACGGAGCATAGCGCCTACAACAGATTGTACCTGACTCTGAGTCTTTTGGATATCTTCAATCATTGATTCAGCTTTGGTCTCAAGCTCACGGGCATAACGGGATACATTAGCACGCATCTCCTGTAAGTCACCACGGTTGTATTGATCGGCAAACAAGTTAATCATCTCCTGATAATTCTTGTTCTTCATAATCATTTCAATTTGATCAGTAGCACCTTCATAAATTCTTCTAGCCATAGCCATCACAGCTTGGCCTTTGTCACCTTCAGTAGCTTGCTTTAAATCATTCACATAATTTTGAAAGTCTTGATTATACGCAACAACATCCGCCTGGCTTACAGTCTCAGTGTTTATAACAAAGTTCCCGCCGGCATGTAACATCTCGGCAAGCTTGTCAAGTGAAGTAGTTTCATCCAACTTGGCTACATTTACTTTATTGCCAAAGACGCTCCTCAGCATCTTTTTAATAGCAGCTAATATATTGTTAAGTGCTTTAGCTAATCCAGTGCTTGGTTTAATACCCGCTTCTTTAAGCATTGCTCCTCTAGTAAGTGCTTTAACAATTACTTCTTCCGCAACAGCTTTCTGTAACTTAAGTCTGATAGCATCTTTCTCTTCATCTTCAACAGCATTGTCAAGTGCCTTTTGTAAATCTTGATACTCTGCAATAGCTTCATCCAAAAGAGTCTGGTCAGCTCTAATAGCGTCCATATATAGTTTTTCAAATAGAACAGGGTTGTCCTGTTGTATAGTGCGAACAATTGGGTGAGCAAATTCATGGAAAGCAAGTTCTGTATTAACCATACCATTAATGAAGTATACAGTGCCCCCGTGGAAAAATGCGGGTGCTCTACCTATAGTGTATGGGTTCTTGGAATTAGCAGTGATGATTACTGCTTCCTCCGGTGTAATGAAAGAGTAATTAATGCCTGTTGCCTCAGAAAGCTTGTTTAAGACTTCCATAGCACGGCCGTTACTGTTATCAGTAACAGATAATGATTTAGTATTAATAGGTTGTACTACGGAAGCAAAGCCGTAGAGTGTATCTGGGTCAGTAAGTACAGGGTCATTAGACTTAGCAGCTATAATATTTTTCATATCTGCAACAAACTTGTCATGACTTGCTATAGGGTTTACTACTTCCCTAGCTTCAAGTTTAGCCATCACCTGTTCAGGTGTACCAATAGGCCTGTTATTCATTTCAGCTTCCATGAATTCACGCATGGCTTCTCTATTACCTAGAGCAGGGTTATTAGCAATAGCATCCCACTGTGCTTTCACAGTAGGATTACTAAGATTAGGACATGTTATCATATTGGTTATACTATATTGTTAAAGCAAAAGCTAAGGGCTGTGTCAAGCATGTCATCAGTAACTTCAGAAGCAGCTTGGATCGGGCTCTGTTCCCCAATGTATCCAAGTACCTTTTCATAGTTAGGATTAACATACCCAAATTTCTCAAATAGCTGCTCAGACAAATATACGAAACTTGATAATGCAATAGGCTTAATATCACCAATTAATTTTCCAGTGTTAGGGTCAGCTCCAATCATGTGCTGTCCAATACCATTAACAGGAAAGTCAAGCGTCATACCCGCATTCTTTTTCTGTTGCATAGACTGTATAGTCTTATCAATTTTCTTTTTAAAGAAGGGGTCCATGACCATACCGTTAATTGGACGGGGAGTTTTACTATCATCCTGCACGTCCTCACCATTACGCGTATCTTGTGGTATGTTACTTTCTTGTGGCTTACTCCATGTACCAATAAGCTGACCATCTACTGTTATTTCAGAGTAGTTATATCCTTTAGATTCAAGATTTTTAGCAAGTCTTTTTTCACCTTCATTATACAAACCTTGTGTTTTAGTAAATTCTTCTACACTCATATTTACATTTTGAAGATTACCTTTATTATCAGTATGTATGTAATTTATATTATCAGTAAGTATAGTAGCACCTGCTTCAATAGCTTTTAAAGCTTCTCTAATAGTTCTATCTTGTTGAGCTTTCCTGAGTTCTAAATTGTTAGCAGGTCTTTTACCACCAATAGACACAAATATAACATCATCCTTTGAGTAGTTACCTGTATTAGCTAATGCTCCTACTTGTTGTCTATAACTTTCTGTTGAGCTTCTTTCAATACCTTCACCAAATCCTATAAACTGAGTAGCTATACTTGCTTTAATAATAGCTTTTGTATCAGCTGTTTGTATAGGCTTTACAGTAAATATATTCTTCTTAGCAAACTTATCAGTAGTTATAGAAGCTTGTGGCTGAGTATCATAATTAGACATATCTTCAGATTTAATATCTTCTAACATCTCTTTATATGATGCAGCATGTCTATCTATGGTTTCATCTGATACATTTGCTCTATTAACTCCTGCAGCAATATCTGCTTTTATTCTTTGTTTAGCTAATTCTGCATTCAATGGCATAAGCTTATACTGAATATTTGCATTAGGCATTGCTTTTTTGACAGCTTCTATGAATGGTCTTCTTCTTTCCTTCTTAAGATTAGTAGTATCAATGATTACTTGCTTGCCACTTTTTACAGCTTTTATAGCTCTTTCTGTTACAGCCTTATATATTTCATCATCTTTAGATTTATCATTCATATCTCCGGTAAACTCCACTCTCATTTCATCAGGAGATATTAAAGTAAATTGCCCTTTAGGTAAAGATTTTATCCAAGTAGATTTACCACTGCCTGAAGTACCAATTGGTAAAATAATATCAGGTTTAGTACTTGTAGAAGCTTGTGGTTGCTTACTTTCAACAGGCTCTACAGTTGGAGCTACGTCACCAGGAGCGACAAGGCCATCACGTATGATTGGTGTACCTAACTCATGACTAGTAGATACATATACCTTTTCAGAAGCTCTTGACATTGCAACATACTTAAGTTGTTGACGTGTTTCTGGATCTCTATGACTATCAATAGTATCAGCAAGTATTAGTACTTTGTTATAGGTTCCTCCCTGTGACTTGTGGATAGTGTGAGCATAACCATAGTCTAAAGTCTTTTTAACTTTTACTTTGTTGTTATCAGATACTAGATCTTTCATAAATGCAAGACTAGACTGAAGTTCATTTGCCTCAGCAAAAAGTTGAGCAGAAGCACTAAACTGTCCGCGATTTCTAAAATCTTCAGCTTGTTTATTTAAACGGTCAATCTCATTCATGAAATCTTTTAACTTCTCATCTGACTCATTATTGCTTACAATAAATACACTCTTAGCAGACTCTTCTGGATCTAATACATTCTTAAGTCTAACTTGAAAACCATTAAAGCTGATTGTCTTGTTACCTACAGGTAATGTTTTTACAGACTCCTCAATGCTATCAACTATATAGTCACCACTGTTTATAATCAATGGTTGCTTGGTCTTATAATCTATATCAAAGTTATTATTACCCATCAATAAATCACCTTTCACAAGTTGTTTATCAGCTTCATCACCGTAAAGTAACTCTCTTACTCTTCTGTTAATACCTGGAAGAACAGCATTGGTTGCAGATAGAATTCTAAAATAAAGCTTGTTATCTTTAAACTCATCACTTGTGTAGTTTTCTCCAATTATTCTGTTTGTGAAATTAGCTTCATCAGAGTATTCAACACCTTGCTCCCCAATCATTTTAGTCTGGTAATTAAAATCTTTACCATTTCTCAAGTTGGTCGCTTCTTCTAATATAGGATTGTCACCTGTTCTTTCAACTTTGGTAAGTTGTAACTGTGTTCCTTTCTCAAAAGTTTTAGACAAGTCTTTTTGCTTAACAGGTTTTAACTGAGCTGGATCACCCATGTAAATAATCTTAAGATTAAGAATCTGTTTAAACTTCTCTAAGAAATCATAAAGCGCGTCATTAACCATTGATGCTTCATCAACAATTAAGATATCACCCTTTTGAACTTTAGCGTTTTTATTAAGCTTGCCATCTTTATCAAATGCTGCAAAATTCAAATCTCTTAAATCATAATCACCATCTTCAAATTTGATTTGACCTTTTAAACCAAACAATTTATGTAAAGTATATACTGCAGCTTTAGGATTCTTCATCTTAGTTACAGCATTAGCTCTGTGTGTTGGAGAACTGTATAGAGGTTTAACAAATTTCTTTTTTAAATAGTTATCAAAGATTGTGATGATACTAGTCTTACCTGTACCGGCATAACCAAGCAAGGTAATTTGATTATCATACTCTCCTGGCTTGTTATAAAAATTCTCAAGAGATAACAACGCTTTCTCCTGTTGCTCATTAAGTTTGAATGGCGTATCAATAATAGTTCCGTCAGCAAATTTAAAAGTATTCTGAGCAGGTTGAGTAATGTTTTGTTGATCAGCATTTTTGTTAGAACTTTGACTTTGTACCTTAGCCATTATTTCTCTTTTAACACCATTCTCATCAGGCCAGTTCATTTTGTTATTGCTTACTTGAGATATAATAGCATTATTGTGTAATGGACTTACCCAGTACTTAACATCTCTATTGGTTAGAGAAATAGGTTTATCCATAAGTAATGCAAAGTTGCTAGGACTAACTGCTAGTTTACTACCTATGTCAGGATTATAAAGTTGCCATGTTCCATTATCAAGCTTTTTAGTCACAATGTAATTATCACCTTTGTATTCAGCATATACTCCCACTTCTAGTTTAGGACCTGAAACAAGGTTATTAATGATTTTTTCCTGTTGTTTAATCTCAGCTTTCATTCTTTCAGCTTCTTCTATTGAGATATCAGTTATAAGTGCGCTGTTTGGTATATTACCACTTATCATTTCATAACTCTTTTTAACAGGGAATGCAATAAGATTACTGTGTGTAGATAGGGAAGCATCAAATGCAGCCTCACCTTTTGTACCTTGACCAGCCGTAGTTCCATCAGTACCATTAAAGATAATTACTTCTGTAGGTCTGCTTTCAAGTATGTCAGCAGCTTGAGTCATAGTTATAGCTTGCATAGTATCTTCTTTATTAAGGCTAAACTCATTAGCATGATAAAGTTTGTTACCAGCATTGTCAAGATAAAAATTATCTATTCTTGATTTTTTTTCGTTAAACATTAATTCTTTGGCACTTCCAACAGGATTGTCAACAACTTTATTTTTATCTGCAGCCATATCAAATTCAGGCACTGTGTAATCACGGTATGATGTTGAACCAGCTCTACTATTGATAGCTTTAAACTTTGTATAGTAACGTTCAAAGGTAAGCTCATTCATGTTCTTCATAAAGTCACCCATGTATTCACTCATCATTGCAGTAAACATCTCTTGAGGAACTACTCTTGTTAATGAGAATCTTCCACTAGTATTTAAACCTGATTGTAAAAACGCATATAGACCAAACTTGTTAAAGAATTCAGCAATACGAGTTCTCTCTTGAGCAGACTTAACATTGATTCTTAACTTAGTAGGATCAGACATGTCTTTTAAGTTCTGATGTAACAAGTTCAACTTAGTACCATCTAAAAGAGAATCCAGTAATTGTAAGTTACCAATACGGTTGGAATTGTTTTTATCATTACGGATTGTACCTGTAAGTATATTCATTAAGCTGTAGTTTTTTCTAAGCTCTGGATATAATGCAGCAATCTCATTAAATTGATCAGCCATAGAGGTACGACTTTGGAACATCTTCCAAGTGTTATAAGTATTCTCTAAAGCCATGTCACGTAGAGTCTCTTCATAAACTTCAGTATTAATACGAGCTTCTCTCTTCTGTTTTGATTCACCTTCAAAAGTTGGCCCAGATTCTAATGCGTCTTTCAATTTGCGGGAAACATCAGCACGTTCTAATAATACTGACCATTTTGTTTTACCAGGATACATAGCTCTTAATAACTCTCTCTCAATTACAAATTTGTAATAGGTATCAGGTGTAGGGAACGCTGCAGCATCAACATCAGCCGGTTTAATTATTGTACCGTCAGGAAGAAGGGTTGCAGTTTCTAAGCTTGTGCTGTTAGATAGTTTTGCAAAGTCTTGTCTCAACTTTACTTTATCCATATAAACAGTCAGTGCTCCCGTTTTATCCGGAGCTACAAACACACCATACTTAATACTAGGTGCTAACTTAACACCAAGAGTATCCTGAATTACAAGACCTTTATAATCTTTAACCTTATCTATATCAAATTTGCGTATCTGATTTTGGAATAAAAAGCTTATCCAGTCATTTCTCAAGTTGTTTACAAATCTCTCATCATCACCAAAGGTTTCATCAACCTCATCTTTAAAGCCCATTTGTCTAGTCTTATTCAAGATCCACTTGTTAAGATCATCGTCATTTCTCAACTTAAATAGATTTTTCCATAAACCAATTTGAAAGTCTTGTGTAAAAAAGCTGCCTATTGGAGATTCCTCTTGGATAAGTTTTACAATTTCTGCTGGTAATTTACCATCAGTTTGTAAATCTTTAATGATCTCATTTTTATTTTGAGCTTGAAAGATGTTGTTTGTTTTAGTTGTATCAACATTTAAAGCCATTTTAAACTTAGTTGCTGAATTAGTCATCTCTTCTACTTCAAGGAAGTGTAAGAATATAGCCTCATCTTTAACGTCATAATTGTAATTCAATGGAGCTTCTGAATCTGATGATTCTTGTTGCTCTTTAACAGCATTAGCGTAAGCATCAATTTTATTTTTTAAATTAGCTTCAACTTTATCAGGATTAAAGAAATCAATCTCAGATCCTGTTTTCTTATCAGTAAGTTCTAAGGTACGTTTATCTAAAAACTCTTGCTTCTTCTCATTATTCTCATTAAAGACAGCCATTTGAGATGCGTCATAACCTAGTTTTTTAAAGATTACTTTACGCGCTTCACCTCTAAACAAGTTAGGATTATCAGTTCCTTTACCCATAGGTCCAGCAAATGTGCTTTTAGCTTGCTGCATTTCTTTTACATACTCTCTGATAATAGGTTGAGATACAAAATACACAGCTTGTTTTAAAGGTACACCAGCTTGAACTAAAAATAATAAAGATGGTGATATCTCTTTGTTCCCTTGTAAGTTAAAGATCCAAGCATCCTTAGCAATATCCACCCAGCCATTAATAAGCTGACCAATTATTGAAGATATACTGTTATCATTATTAACATCCATCAAGTGAGATAATGAAATTACATCACGGCCTTGATCATCTTGTAAAGTATTGTGATTAAATAATAAATCCAAACGTCTTTTAACATTCCTGCTACCCCAATACTCGTAGTTCATTCTAGCACCAATACGGTTAAACACTGTATTAAAAGTATTATCTACAGCACCAAGACCTAAAGTTTGTTTACCAATACTGTTTGATGTATGCTTATACATGTTGTACGGAATCTCAAACAAACGGGTACCCGCAATACGAGAACTATTAGGTGCATCATATAAACGCTTCTTAGGATTATAATCCATAACCTTAGATGAAAGCTCATCAGCAAGAGGCTTAACAATATCAGTACCATTAGGACGTACAAGACTCACGTAGTTCTCTTTAAGAGACAATATGTTTTTCATATCATCTAATATTCTGTTCTCAAGACCCTCTTCAGTTTTACTGTCAAATGGAAACTTTACATTTTTATCAGAGTTTTCAGCTAGTATTCTTAATACAGCTTGATCTTCAACAGATAGTTCATCTGCTTTTCTGTTATCAATAACACGTTTAACATTCTCTGCTGATAGATCTAGGGTAGTAGATTTTTGTAACTCTTCACGTTTACCAGATCCTTCTTCTAACCAGCTAGCCCAATTTATACCGGAGGAAATGTTAGGCATCATGAATGTGATCTTATCAATATCAAAGTCACCACCAGATTTAGCTACAATCTCAGAAGGAAGTATAACAATGTTACCAGCTTCTCTAGGTAAGAACTCATAAACCTCAGCAAACTCCATAGAGTTATTCTCTTGAGTAGGAATACGTGGTCCAGTGATGCTAACCATTTTACGGTGATCACCTATATCTAACCAAGACTCATCTTTAAGCAGTTGATTTAATCTTTCAATAGTACCAATCTCTTTACCATCTTTATCTTTCAAGTAAAGCAAGTTCTCAAAGCTACCTTGTAAAGCAATCTTAACTTTCATTGCTGAGGTTGTTCCATTTGGCCCACCTTTTCTTTTATAAAAAGCTAATCCATTAGTACCGTACTTAGCCTTTTCTTCATCAGTAAGTTTGCCGCGCAGAGTATCTTCAAAACCAGCACCTGATACTTGGATCAGACCTTCCCCTTTAAACTTCTGTTTGACAAGACGTTTAACTACAATAGAGTTTAAGATCTTCTCAATCTTCTCTGCAGATAATGAATAAGATAAATCATGAGCAAGTGTATTGTTTGTTCCTGATTTAATAAATCCTATCTCATGCTCAGCTAAGTCTTGTCTGTCTAATTCTTTTATAATGAACTCAGCAAGTTTTTCATTGAATATAACATTACCATCTTCATCACGTTTAATGCTAGCTTCAGCCTCAAGCTTTTTCATCTTAAGCTTAGTTAAATCAGAAAGATCTTTCTCATAGTTTTTAACAAGTCTATAAAACTGAGAATTTTCTAATTTTTTTTCTAGAGAAAGTGATCTCCAAAGTTTTTCTCTTTGCTTAACAGGCAAGTGCATTTCATAATCTGTAGGTACACCAGCTTCCATTAAACCATTCTCAATTAACTTACGCATTTGAGTTGGGAATGTAACCTTACCTTTAAAGTATGGAGCTATCTCTAATTGCTTTTTTAAGAATTGTAAGAACACAGTATTAGGTACCATATCTCCTGTAGCATCTACTGTTCTATCTTGACCATCAACACTAGAATAAAATTTATCTTTATCAGCTTTACCATCAGCGTTGATTCTTGTAAAGTTTGATATCTTAGATCCTGACTCAAACATAGCAAAGTCAATACCTTTTTCCATCATCCGTGTATGTAAAGCACCTAGATTTTTACCTTTAACTACATTAGGTATTAATGGGAATAAAGAAAACTTATAAAAAGCTGTTAACGGCGGGCCGTCAATAGCTTTACCATCTTTGTCTTTATGTTGGACAGGGCCCCAGTACTGATACTTTTTAGTAGGGAAGAAGTTAAGCACTTCACTGTAATCAACAGGTTCTTCATTTATGATTTTATTATAAAGTTTTTCTTGAGCTGGTGTCCATGATCCTTCTAATATTGCAGTAGCTTTGTAAAAGTCAAAAGTAATCCAGCCTTGAGCATCACCTTCATTCATCTCAGTAAAAGCATATACACTACCATTTTTAAATGGCTCATCTATTGTACCTAGCTTACCTGTTTCTTTTCCTTCCTTGTCAACTTCAAAACCTAAAACTTTCTTAATAGCTTTTTCTCTGCTACCTAGTTTTTTTTCTTCAGAGTCTATTAAAGCATTAGCAATGTCTTCAAAGTACTCAGAACGTATATTGTTATCTTCAAGTATAGCTGACTGGAATGAACCATCACTAGCTAATTTCTTTGTTTGACCATCCTTGCCAAAGATTTTCATTTTCTCGGCATATGTATTTGACCGACCAGGAATATTAGATAACCGGCTTTTATTATTTACATACTCAATAAATACTGGATCACTTGCAATTAATCCACCAGTAGAACCAGCACCTGCATTACGCTTATGGAACTCTTCTTTTTCTAATTTGTATTGTGCAATGTCTCCATAGATAACAGCCATTGACTCAATATTGTGTATCCAGCTGTTTACAACAAAAGATTTTATTAAAGCATTTTTAACAGTTTTATTAGTTACGTTTGCTTTATTAGCTTTATTAGCATCAGTTGCTGTTTTAACCATTAAACTCTTACTAATATAATTAGCACTGTTCATCATCCTACCAACTTGTTTGGATTGATTATCAAAGTACTTGGCTATTTCTCTATCAATATCATTACTAATATCTGGATCAACTGCTGCAGCTTCTGCTAAAGTAGGATAATTAGATAAGAATGCACGTGTCTTAGGACTAAGTACATCTTCAAAAATCACAAAGTTTTGACCCTCCTTTAAATATTTAGCGTCATATATTAAATCCTTTTGATCTTTAAGAGCTTTTAACTTAGTTATCCTTTGCATCTCAGCATCAATATATTTTTTTAAAACACGTGATGCATTACCATAACCCGGCACGTATTGACTACCATTATCTAAAGGCTGATTAATAAAATCAATTGTATCTACATAAGATTTATTATCTGATGATCCTGGCGTTATTATATCACTTAACCATAAAGAGAAGGAAGTACCCTTATCAGCATGACGCATTAACTCTGGACGACCTATCACATTACTCACGTGAAAGTCAAGAATTAATTTTGTAAATTCATCAGCACTTGCTGAGGCAACACCTTCATCTCTCTTATCACTTACAATTGACACACCAGATAGATTAGACATGTTGATTGCAGCCTTAAGATTGATATCAGATTTTTGATCACGCTTAACCCCAACCTCAGTAGTACTGCCTTTCTTATATTCATCCATTTTATATATGGAATTCAACCAGACAGAAGCTTTTGCAAACGGGTTCTTATCAATATCTAAGTGAGCCATAAAAGGTTTACTAATTAGATCAGCATAATCTTTTGAACTGTTTATGGCACTGATCATAATACTTATACTGTTGTGTAAGCTTTGTTCAAATTGGATATTACCTTCAGCATTATTTACAGCATAGTTAGACGCGTAGTCTGCAAATTTAACTTCTTCATTAGCTAGGTCAGTTAATGTTGTTTCAGAACTTAAAGCCGCAATCTTATCAACAGCTGGATACTCTTTAAATATGTCTTTAAGATTATAAATCTTATCAGTACCTCTGTTTAAGATATTGTTTAATCTATCAAATATCCTAGTGGCTTTACCTTTACCTTTATTAACTATATCTCTTAGTTCATCAGAATCACTAAGCTCTATACCAATTGCTCTAAAAAACTCATAAGAATTTTTAGCATCTTCAAAAATATATTTACCAGTACGGTCTTTTACACCAAACTGTTCAATTACTTTTTTCACATCAAGATAAATCTCATTAGCTTTTTGAGGATCTCTCTTTCTATAATCAGAAGTTACTGTACTAAATGTATTTGTCCAACGTGTTTGAGCTATACGAGACACTGAGTTATTAGATCCAATCTTGATTGAGTACTCATCAAGCTCACGACCCTCAATATCTTTTTCTCTAAACACAGTCATCTGCATTAAAGGAATCTCAGCTTTGTTAAACACGGTCCAGAACTTAATCCATAAATCTGTTTCAGCTGCTGTGTGAGTTTTAACAGGTCCTAATTTTTTTAACAGGTCTGCGATAATAGGATCTTTACCTGCTGCAGCTTGTAATTTTTCATACATCTCTGAAGCACTCATTGTACCTTTAAGTGTTCTAGATATTCTATTCCATACAATAGAAGGATCACTAAGCTCTTGAATACCAAAACTGTTCATAACAGGCTTTGTACCTTCCCACTTGTGAATTGTACTTAGTACATACTTAACCTCAGGCGGTGCCATATCATATGAACCAACATCATTACCTGGTCTGTCAAACTTTTCACTAGCTTTTATTAAAGCATCAACTTCACTAACCTCGTCAAGTAACTCTGCTCTATCCTCCTCTGTCAACAACCTGGATGTTTTTAAGTGGTAACCTATTACATCTTTGCCATCTTTGTTATTTGCTAAGTTTGTAAGATCACCAAAGTTATTAATTGCCCATTGTATACCTGTAATATCTTGTTCAAGAGCTATAACTTCATACTCATTATCCGGCTTAGCTTTTGCAGCAGCTAAATCTCTATTCAAATTAGACAATACCTCATTTTCAAAAATAGATTTAATATACTTATAAACTTCAAGAGCTCTTGTTTTATCTTTCATCAAGGTAGTTGTGTAACTATATACTTGTCTATGTACTCTTGTATCTTCTTTTAAATTTCTTGTATTAGTATATGAAGATATGATTGAGTTAACACTACTCATTATTTTATTAGTAGTCTCAAAATCAAGCTCAGGCATGTTTTCATCATTCTTACTAGCAATCATAGCATGATCTAAAGCACCTATAGTCTTATCTCTATTCTCAACATTGAAGTTGTATCCAGAAAGATTACCAAGCTTTAAGTTCTCATACATTGCTTGTATTTTAGGAATACCTAGTGGACTATAATTAACATCATTGATGTTTACACCGGAGAAAAGCTCCTTCAAGAAGTTCATGATTCTTGTAAAGATACCGTTCTTAGTTGATGACGTTTTGTCTTTGATCTTACCGCCAGACATCATGTATGCTCTAAAGTCTTCAGCTAAATATTCTTCTAGTTGTTTCCATTTAGCATCAGCAAAAGCTACGCGCTTACCATTGTAGTCTGTAAAAGAACCTTTTTTCTTACGCGCTTCTTCATACATTGCTTCTCTCTCTTCAGGTGTAAGGAATGTCTGAGTAAATCCGTGCCATGCTTCATGGTATAAATCCGTATAGTCACCGCTAACATCTGGGTTATTAAAGTATCTAAATAGTGTAATACCATTAACGGCCCACCTAGCAGCTGGTCCAGGTTTTTGCGCATTCAATGCAGCTAGTACAACTTTGAATGGAAAGTGTTCTTTTAATGGACTTTTAGCATACCACTCTGCAGCAGCATCTAATTGTTCTTTAGAACCACGAGCACCTGATAACTTTAACCTTGAATTTCTTTCAAAGTCAGATTCATTACTCATGTCATTAAGGCTATTTAATATATCCTCTGGAGATAATGATGCTGTAGTCTTTGTAGTTAATGGTTCAATAGTTGGCTCAGCCGGTTTAGTCTCTGCAGCTTTTGGTTCTGCTGGTGCAAACTTTAATAAAGGGCTTATTTTTTTATCATAGTCTTCCCAAATCTTTTCATACTTCTCCCGTTCTTCCGTAGTTGGAATTAAGAAAGGATTTACTTTACCATCTACTTTATAAGCATCTATGTTAGGTATTTCTCTTTTTAGTAACTCTTGCTCTTCTGCTCTTAATCTAGCAATTTCTTCTTGGTTATCTACAGCTCCTGAGTTTTTTTCTCCTCCTGCCAACTTAATCATAGACTCAGCAGTAGGTGAAAAAGTAACTGATGAATTTACAACCTCAATCTTTCCTTTCTCATCTGTGTTATTATAGTTGTAAGGAACAGCATTAGTTGTGAAATTATTTTTAAGAAAGTCTTTGTATGATGCATTTTTTGTATTTAAAATAACTTTATCACCCTCTTGTGTAAAAGAGATTTCATCATAGCCTGGCTCAATAAGTTTGTCAACAATAACAATTGATGGTACATTTGCATGAAAATAATCATACTCAGGTTGTCCATTAGTTCCTACAAAATCATAATTAGTACCTTTTTGTATTGCATACACACCAGGTTTATTAACTCTTTCTAAATCATTAGGCTTTATAGTTTTTATACCATTCTCATCAGTTTCATACTCAGCATATACAATTTGAGTATTTAAAGCACTAGCAGCTTTCAATGCTTTTGGTTTAGTATTAATTGATTTGTCTTCAGGATATCTACCGTTCTCATCATAAACAATCATGCCTGTACTTAACTGTTTTCTTATAGCAGCAGCTGCAGCTTCTTGACCAGACTTAGATCCATCAAACTTTAAAGGGTAACGTGTTCCGTCAACCATTATGTTTATAGTACCATCTTTATCTTCATAATTAATAGTACCACTTTTTCTATCTGCCATGAAATACACATGGTGTAAATCATTCACAATAAACTGATTAATCAGTTCTTCTCTTCTACCAATAGGAACAGGCTGTAGCACACCGTTAATAGTCATCCACAAATCTTTTGTGAATAAATCAATAACACTGTTAAGAATGTCATCTTGTTGTACTAAAGGTTTTTTATTAATAGATATTGGCTCATCAATATTTGGATAATCAAAATAAACACCAGACTGATATACATTAGATGTTGCTGATTGAATTTCTTTTATAACACGTGGTTGGAAACCTTGTTCAAAATTAATATCTTTAAGTGGCGTTGTTACATAAGGTGAGTATGGAACAAACCCTTCAGAAGTACCTGTCATTACAGACAATAAAAATTTATCAGGGTTACTAGAATTAGCTATAACATAATCACGCATCTTTTCTAGTACAGCATACTCTTTTTTTAATTCATCAGTAGCTCTATTTTTAAGTTCTTCATTTTCCTTATCCGTTAACTTTTTAGTGCCATACAGAGGATTATAGCTTTTAGCCATCATCTCAAGCTGCTCTTGAATACTTTTAGCAATTACTTTTACTGCCTCACTACCAGTTTTTTTAGATATAGCACTGCTGTAATAAGGATCATTATTTACATTTTTATTAATGTATTTTTCTAAAGCCTCTTTATCTTCATGACTTATGTAATTACCTTTAGCGTCCATTGGAGCTTTACTCTTAGCTCTTAAGTAAGAGAGTTGACCATCTTTAACTACGGTTCCTTCTGGATCAAATTGTATAGGCACACCTGCTTCATTGGTAAGGACCATGTAAATATCATACTTAGATAAGAATGGTGTCCAACCTTTTTCAGTTTTAGGAATCAATGGTGCATAATTTAATCTTAAGGTATCACCGTTCATAGCTCTTAAGTACACACCACCTTCAACACCATCAAGTTTCATCTCAGAACTGTCATTGATACCTTGTTCAAATAAAGCTTGGTTAATCTTTTTCTGTACTGTAAAGTTTAAAGCTTCTTCAACTTTTGACTTCATCCAATCATTATCTTTTGGATTCTCATAATTTTTTATATCTACACGGAAAGTCTGGAAGGCCCAAGTCATAAATCTATTAAAACTCTCTTTGATTTTTGAAGTAGGTCTTTCATCTGTAACTTTTATAGAAGCGGAAGACTTAAGAGTTGAATCATCAATAGCAACAGGTTTAGTTGCACCAACAGTTTCTCTTACAGCATCTGTATTGTTCTTAAATTTTTTTATTAATGCCAGGTTATCACTTTCAAGATCTGGATTTTTTGTTTCAATTTTATCAACTAATTCAGTATCTAAAGCAAGAATTAATTTAACTATTGTTGGTGCCATTGCTGCAGCACTAATAGCTGTAGCTTCATCTTCTGATGATTCTTTAACAAACTCATATACTTCTTTTATATATGCGGGTAAATCAATTACCTGATCTTCTTTAGCTTTATCATATAAATCACCAGCTACTAAATCAAATAGGGCATCTCTTATTTCTTCTTGTGATAAACAACTCATTTTTAACTAATTTTACAAGATTTGAATTTATTACTTATATCTTTTTTTCTTTGCTCAGTAGGTGTTTCAGCACTTTTTTTAGCTCTTGCTAAAGCCTCAGCAGGATCAATTTTATCTTTTAAAGCTTTACCTTCTGATTCAACATCAGCTTTTTCATCTTCAGTAAGATCTGGAGCTGTTGTTACATCAGCTACAAAGTCACCCACAATGTACTTGATTATATTTTTATAATCATCAGGGTTCACCTTAATTGCGTTTGCCATATTGTTAGTTTGTTTGTCTTGAGGGGTTAGCAAATATACAGTATTTCCATCCATTTTCCCAACAATCATATTAGTATATCCGTTATTTAATAACACAATTGTGTCAGGAATTAAATCAGTAAATTCTAACTTGTTTGCCAGTTCTACTTTTTTGTTCTGCTCTAGTTTATCAAGTAAAGCAGAGTTAAAGTTCTCACCGAATACAGAGCTGTAATAGTTCTTCTGACCAATGGTTCCTGTAGCTAAAACCTCACGGGCCTTATCCATAAACTCTTCAAGTTGTTCACCGGATTTAATCTCATTATAAAGTTCAGATAAGTCATCACCTACAGGTTCATCTATCTGAGGAAGTTCTGCTCTTCTCATACCTAATAAATCCATTAGTTCTGGACTCATTCCTTCCGTTGTAGCATCAATCTGCTGAGTTATTTTATAAAGCTCTTTAGCACTTACAGCATTTTTAATTATGTTAGACCACTTTTCAAAATGAGGATCTGTCACAGGAGCAGCAGCTATATCTTCCACAACAACAGCTTTACCTGCTGGTGTGCCTAAGTCAATAATATATTCTTCATTTGTAGCTAAATCTTTTAATACAATGATACGTTCTGCTATACCTGTGTCAGGATCTACATTAGCACCCTGGTCTTCAACAACCTCCATATCAACTTTAGTAAGATCAATTGAGGTACCGTCTTTTCTTTGTACGGTTCCTGTAAAGCTATACCGTTTACCGGCGGACCATTTGTTTGCCGGAGCTGTGGTCTTCTTAGTAGAAGCTGCTGGTGTAGTTGTTGTAGTTCTAGTTGCAGGTTTACCACCATTGTAGTCATCAATAATTTTACCAGCTCTGTCTGATGTTTGAACATAATCTTCAAACTCTTGAGAGTCTACTAGTTCATCATCTGTTAATCCTAAAGTACCACCTTTATTTACCTTATAATAGGCGCGGTAATCAGCAGCTAAGTTTTTAAATAATACAGAAGCATCTTTCTGGATTATACTAATAGGAGTACTACGAGTTATTGTGGTAGTTGCTGTTCCCCCTATAGCACCTGTAGTAGATGCAGCAGGCCCAGCTATATCAGCTTCTAGCTTATTTGTTATCAAATACATTGCTTCATCCAATAAAGATGAATCAACTCTAGGGCCAAATATCTTTGTTAAAAAACGTTTAACCGTGTCAGTAAACTCTTCCCATATAGATTTCCCTGTAGCGGCGTAAGGAATGTTACTAAGCATAGCCTGGAACGTATCATTAGACAACGCTTCAGCCACAAACTCTTCAGCATTCATTGAACCGTATAAAGGTTTTGCACCAAATTGTTGTTGAGCTTCAGGTGTTCTTATATAGTTTTTAACTTCCGCTAATAACTTTTCAATATCAGCTTTGAACTTAGGGTCTGTATTTAAACCTTTTACTGTAACTTGATGTACTAATTCATGCAAGATAACATGCTCAATTGGGTGTCCTTTTTCACCTTGTCTATAATCATCAGATGAGTAACGTGCATCTACTACAGTCTCATCAGTTGCTCCATTATAAGATCCTGGTGTAGAATGGTTGTTAACAAAAGTGACTTTGGTGTCTGGCTTAACCACAGTAAGCATACGTCTAGCTAAAGCTTTCTCTCTTGGTGTAGAATACTTACCATTTATTATTGCTCTTAATACATCATGTGCTGGTACATTTGATTTGTCAGCTGTAGGATCAAACCCAAATTCTTTAGCATGATCTTCATAAGAGCGCTTATCTCTTTCATATTTTTTTCTAGATGATGCGTTGTACTTACTCATCTCTCTAGCTTCAGCAGATGTACCAGCTTCTTTAATCTCTTTACCCTTTGTAGTTTTATTAGCTAAGCGGGCATATCTTTCAACAATCTCAAGTAACGTATTATATTTTTCTGTACCTGGTTTTATAAGTTCTAGGTTATTGGAGGAAGCGTCATAAAAATCCACAATGTTAAACTCTTTTAGTTTATCAATGTCTTCTGGATTAACAAAAGCTTGATTATCAAAAATCTCATTAAGCATGTCATTGTCATCTTTCATTTTTTCAAATGTCTCCAATGCTTCTTTACGCTTCTCAAGTTTTTGAGCTTGTCTCATTTTTTGAACTTCATACTGAATACCTTTATAGTACTCAAACATATCAGGATTACTCAAAGTGTTTATTGTATTAACAATACGCATTTTGTCTCTGCCTAAACGCAAGAAGTCTTTAATGTCCACAAAAGCTTCATTCAACTGATCATCAAAGGTGTAACCCTTATTCATCTTAGCTACATTCTTTATGTATTTTTGAAATGACCCATGTAATCTGGCTATAGCATTATTTAACTCATCACCTTCTACCTCTAAATATTCAGGACTTACACCAGGAGCATCTTTACTTACAGTGTAATTATTTTTGTTAAACTTTTTAAGTTTACCATTTTTATTGATGTACAATTCACCTTTAGCGTCAGTCTCAATTTTAAATTCTTGACCACTGTATTTCTCAATAATTGTAGCGCCGGGTAACATTCTAGCTCTTTCTTTTCTGAGCATTCTTTCTTCCTCAGATATATTAGCTTTATGATCTGAGTCTAGATGTAAAAGATAAGTTTCAACATCTCCTTGCCAAGTTTCTAAAAAATCAAGTTGTTCTTTTAACTCAACAGCTTTAGCTTTCTGTTCAGGTGTGCCAAGCTCCATAGCTGTAATCTGATTTTGTAAACTTGTTTTAGTATCAATAGATTGTATAGGATCTATCAACGCAGTTAAGTCAACAGCTGTAACATTAGCCATAGGAATACCACCACGACTAGTGTTTAATATATTTTGATAAGCTGAATCTACACCAGCAAGCTTGTTGGCAATACCAACCATTCTCTCACCAGTTCTATCAAAGTCTTCTGTAGCAAATAAGATATCAGATACAGCTTGTTCATGAGCCATGTATTTAAAGTATTCATCTTCATAGGCATCAGGATATTTTTTAGGATCAAACATCCACGGGTTGTGTGGATTAGGATTAATCTTTTTAGCTTTATCATATCTAGCTTGATATGTTTCAGCTCTACTTTTTAAAGTCTGTAACTTTTTTCTAGCATCACCTGCTTGAGATTCATCAAGATTATAAGCGTCTGCTAAATCTTTATCTTCAAGACTAAGCATATCATCAACATGATCTGTAATCAGTTTCATGTTTCCTGTTTTGGCAAGAATCTCAAAGTGATTAATTTGAGTTTCATCACCCATGTCATGAGCTCCTACTTTATCTCCTTCCGCAAGTCTGTTTTTCTTTTCTTGATTTGTTAATTTTATAGCTGCAGCAAAAGATGATCTCTCATCTCCAGCTCCATAAGTCAATGCATGTTCAGCAATAGTATTGCCGGCATTCATTACCTCATTCTTATTTTTTTCACGTTGTTGTTTTACACGGTCAGCTTCTGTTTCAGAATTCCATTCAGCACCTACCTTACCACCTGTTACACCATAAGCTGCAGCTTTAGTACCACGCACTCCTAAGTTCTTACTATTTTTTATAGCAGCTCCACCTCCTTGAATAAGAGATCCCATTAAGTAACCTTGAGCAAAAGTGTCAAGACCTTTTAGTGAAAACTGATCACCAATACCTTTACCTATTTCAGAAAGTACACTTGCATGTACAGCACTAACAGGATCACTGTATATCTTATCATAGTAACTAGAGTAACCTTGAGTAATAACTTCTTGAGCATTTTCTTGTAAAGCCTCACCAATATTACCAACCATGTACTTACGGCTCCAAGGTAAGTAAGGTGACTTAGTTAAAAAGTTAGCAACTCTTTGAGCACCTGTTCTTTTTCCTTCTTGTAACAACGCGTTTCCTGCTGTAGCTGCTGTAGCTTTCTTAAAAGCTTTACCTGCAACTTTTAAAAATCCTTCTGTGCCTACTTCTGTAAAAGCTTTTGCTAATTGAGCGCCAGGACGTATACCTTCAAATAAATCTTCAAAGGCCAACTTGTTTGTAAAATAGATTGTTAAATCATTAGCTCCAATAACAGAAGCCTTTAAAGATTGTGCTGTGTCAAATATACGTTTAGCTTCATCACCTTCTGGCATTCTGCCATTCTCAGCATAAAACTTATCAATCATATTATCTTGAAACTCACTAGCAGCGCCTTCACCTTCTAGCTTAGCTTCTGAGTGAGCTACATTTAACTCACGCATATCTCTATAAAAACTACCAAAGCTTTTACTAATCTTAGCACTAGACTTTAAATTATTAAAACCATGAGTGTTGTTTAGCAAGTGACTGGTTGTCTCCATACTACGTTCTAAAGGATTGGCCCATTTAGCAATATCTTTAGTTGTATCCCAAGCTTTTGCGGCAGTAAAAAAGTCTTTAGCTTTATCTACATTCTTAAGTTCTTTGATAAAATTAGCTGTACCTTTTAAAGCTTTAGCAATTTTGCCAATACCCATAGCGTTTCTAGTTGCTGCTAAATAAGCTACCTCAGGAGTTGCTGTACCAAATGAAGCTACTTCAACAGCGGCTAATGCGGCATCTTCTACTATTAACTCACCCATGATACCTACAGTGTAAGCACTGTTAATACCAAAGTTTGTTACCCAACCACCAACACCACCTCTTGTAGATGAACCAATAGCTAAACCTTTCTCCATATTCTCATGAGCTTCTTTTTCATCACCCCATACAGATTTAGCACCGCCCCAAGCTAAGCCGGCCCATTGACCTTTCATTCTATTAAAGTCATCCCACCAAGATGAGTTCTCATTATAGTGAGTTTCATTATCACGGTATGGAGAAAATCCTAATTCTTTAAACTTTGGATGATTATAATATCTATCAAAGTTCATGTTCTTGCTACCAGCACCATAAGAGTAAGTACGTCCATACTTATACTTATCTTGGGACCAATTAGGATCTTGCATCATATCTCTAAGAGCTAATGCATAATCCATAGTCCCGGCTTTTTTAGCACCAGGGTTAGGACCTGTTTGATAACTACCTTGAATATTAAGATTAGCATTTATACTAGGAGGAAGGCCTTGTGGTATAAGTGAATTTACAACAGGCATCTCAGCTCTTAGTATTGCTAAAGGATCTGTTGATGAACCTTGCTCAGGTAATCCAGGTGTTATTGGCGCGGATTGTAATACTGGTTCTGTGGGTTGTGGTGTAACTTCTTCTGCCATAATTAATAATTCTGAGTTTGTTGATAAAATATTTGAGCTAAATCAACGTCTTGTTGATTACCTGAAATTTTATCTAGAGTCATTTTAACTTCATTCAATGAGTTAACATCAAATGTTCTTGCACCACTTTGTATAGCTGCGTTATTTTTTTTCTCCATTTCAGAAATGATATAGTTTATACCACTGTAAATACTTTGACCACCTGTCTCTGGACCATAGGGTTGTGAAATAGGTACCGGTATGTATTTTTTATCAACAGGATCCCAACTTTTTAAGTAACCTGTTACATCAATAGATTGATCAGCATTTCTTTTATTGATTGTGATCTCACCACCGTTAGGTGAAGAGATTGTTTTAGATGCATGATTTAAAATAATATCATATGGCTGAGACTTAAACGCTGTTGTCAAATCATTTTTAGCTGTGGATTTATTAAAGTAAACACCTATACCGTTTGTTAATTCTTCAGAGTCAGCCCACGTATCATCATCAGCTTCTTTTGTTGAACCTTTGTATTTAGCTAACCAAGTCTCAGGAAATGTAATATAAGCTCCTGCAAACTTAGGATCAGTTAAAGCAATGTCTGAATAAAACAACTGACCTGCTACAGCTTTCTTTTCATCCTCTGATAGGTTACCTGATTTAAAATCTGTAACTAATGTAGCAAGTGCTTTCTTAGCATTTTCACTAGATGCTTTTTGAGCACCTTCTAAATCCATCTGGTGACCAGCTGTAAAAAATCCACCGTTTAAAGCATCTTCATAAATACCTATTAATCCTCTTGTACCTTCACTTGCTGGACTATTAGAATTGTAAGTGTACATATAAGCATTACCTGCAGTTTTACCACCACCAGCATTACCAAAGATAGAACTTCCATTTAAAGCTGTAACACCTTTAGGACTTGATGAATATATCTTATTGTACTCTTTACCCATCTGTGCAAACTTTTCAGCTACCTCATCATCACTAGCTTGAGCTCCAAAGTTATTAGCTGTATATGCTGATTTATAATTCTTAGAAAACTGAATATAGTTGTTAAGACTATTGTCAGAAGCAAACATTGCATTCCAAGCAACTTGATCATTAACATCTGAGAATTGTCCAAGGTTTTTTACTACCTTGTTATTTTGAGCAAATATTTTACTACTAGCGGCGTGCAGATCTAAATTGGTTTCTACATTTCTTTTATAGACAGCACCCTGTTTATTTAAAAATGAACTGTGAGATAATATGTCTTTATTCTTATCAGCTTCAACCAATGCGTTTTGATATAACAATTTAGAGTTAGTCTCAGTAACAACAGAACTTGCCATTTTAGATTTATTACCTTTTGTATCAACAAAAGATTTACTTATAGGATCATAGCCTGCAGAAAGTAAAGTTCCTTTATCATCATATTGAGCTTTACCATAAATACCAATAAGTGTATTTTCAGCTTGTGTTTTAGCTGACTGGTCTGTCTGACTACTAACAATATCCATCATCTGTTGACCGTATCCGCTAGAAAAAGCATTCATACTTTCAACATAACCTTGAGCAGAAGAACCTGTAGTCTGACGCATTTCAGCAATCTCATCTACACCAGCTTCTCCAGTTGTAGCTCCTAACCAGTTTTGTACAACTACGGGTTTGTTATCTGTACCAGTAGCTGGACCACGTTTTTTATACTCTTCAATGATTTGAAATTTGTTTAACTCTAAACCTGTTTTAAATTTTTCATGCTCATTCTTTAATAAATATTCAGCATCTTGTTTTTTCATAGCAAGTGAGAAATCTAAATAAGCATTGGTCTCATGAAGTTTATATTTATCTTCTTCTTGATCCATTCTTCCTGTAAGATTTGCAGCAAGGATAGAAGCTTTAGTAATATCATTAGTCATCTTGTTTTTAGATATAAACCCATCAACACGTTGACGTTTCATAGCTCTGTTATCACCAGCTTCAAATATAGAATTAGCTACCTTGATTGTTTGCTCATGATGTTCTAAAGCTTTTTGTGCAGAAGCATCATCAAAACTTGCTGCTACAAAAGCATTTGCTATACCATCAGAACCTGTACTACCAGTCTCTTTAATTTGTTTTTCTATTACTTTCTTCTTAGCATCTGTACCAACTTTATTATCTTGAGCTTTTTGTAATTCAGACCTAGCTTGTTGTATTTGAGCATCAACTAATGAGAAGTAAGCATCTTCAGCTAGATCATCATCATTGTTATAACCTTGTTTGTTACTAGCTATCCAGTCTTTTCTGTTTACATAAGACTCTGTTTCATACATTGCTTTAAAACCAGGGTCTTGAGAAAACTGATTTAACATCATATCTCTTAAAGGAGTTGCAAGTAATTCACCATTAGTAAGCTTGATATTGTATCTACCATCCTTACTTCTTATAACTTGCTGTACACCAAATGTACCTAAACCATCTTTACCTAACATCTTTTCAAGTTGTTTGTTCATCTTCTCTTGAACATTGATAAAAGGTACAAACTCACCAGGAGACATAGTCATGGCATCTTCCTTAGAAGCTTTCTTGTATTCATCAGCTTTATAGTTTAAAGCTCTTAATGCTACATCAGAATATTTACCACCGCATTGTTCTTGATCTATACAAAGTTTTAAACTCTCACCTTTTTGCAATTGATTTTGATATGTTTTTGTATAAGACATGTCATGTACAATGTCTTTGTTCTGGAGGAATGAATCAAACACGCTGTCTGCAGCATCCGCATTTTGCTGTAAAGATAAATCCATACCTGATATTCTTTTAATGTCATTATCAATCACATTAAAGAACTCTTGTCTCTTCTCAATATTATCTTGACGCATCATTGGTGAGTTCAACAATGAACCATATCTTTTACTTAAAGCATCATAGTTTTTATCATATGCAGATTGTTTAGTCTGCAATAGATTATTTAAAAAGTTTAAGTCCGGTTGATACGGTTGTATCTGAGGAATATACTGGGGTGCCCCGTTTAAATAAGATGCCATTTTTTTATCTGTAAATTTAATAAAATTTTTATTGTTTATACTTAAACTTTTAAAGTTTAACTTTCCTGATCTGCATATGGGTTTACTTGAGGTATCTGACTTTGAGCTCTTGACCTTTGGTATTCCAAGTAAGGATCTTCCTGAGTAAGAGGAATTCTTAATTGTTGCTTAGCTGCTTCTAATGCTACTTTCCTTCCTTCTGCTGTAGCATTAAGATTATCATGTGATGCAAGAATCTCATTATAAACATCAGCAAGATTTTTCTCTTGCGTATAATTAGGTTTAAGATCACGTGGATTACTGTGGAACATAGTCTGAGTAAAAGGAGTAACAGCAAACTGAGGGCGCATCTGATTAAGATTATAAATATCAGCAGCATTCTTCATACCTGTATTAAATACTTGACTCATTACATCTTTCTTAGCTTCTCTTTCAGCATCATAAGCCGCTTGAGCTAAATTAGATTTATCGTATAATCTTGTTTCACGGTTGGCTCTTTCTGCATCAAAAGCATTTAAAGCTTGAGCATTATAAGCATCACGTTGATTAGCTATATTTATGTTTCTACTATGTACATCTGATATAGCATTAGCTACATCACCAAGATTATTAGCAGCTAAGAAGTTAGACATGTAAGCTTGAGGATTAGTAAAGGCCGCCATGTTTTGAGCACCGATATTACGTTGCTCATTCATAGCTGCAATTCTTCTTGTAGGATCATCAAATACCGTATCAGCTTGATAGAAATTTGGTGTTGCTTCCCATGGCATTTGTTTTTTAGTACTAAAGTAACTTGAAACAGCTCTTCCCATATTGTTCATATCTTGCATAGTCCAACCAAAAGCTGGAGTGTTAATACGTGGTTCAGCTAAATGTTTATACTTAAGCGCTTCAGCAGGCATACTTGTTTTCTTGTCTGTTTGAGTTTCAGCAGGTTTTTCACCAGGTGCTTTAGTAGGTTCTTCAAAATCTTCAAAGGAAGGAACACTGTAACTTAAACGGCCAAATCTATTAGGTGCTCCAAAATCATAAGTAGGAGCTCCTTTTTCTTTAGCCATTTTGTTATACTCTTCTTGGAACCATTTCATATGGCTACTTTCAGAACCACCTTTTAAATCCTTTTTAGTAGGATTAAATGTTTCACCAGGGTGTTCAGCTTCAAATTTTTCAATTAGTTTTTTATGTCTTCTTACAAAATCATCTTTGTAAGCACCTTCCCAATACTCATCACCAAATGCTCCTGATTTTAAAGCTTTTTGTGTAGCATCAGTCCTTGTTAATTTTTCTAGTTCCGCTTTTGATTTTAACCTACCTGTAGCATCATCAAAGAAATATGATGGCAACTTAGCTTTAAATCTAGGATCATCAATTGACATACCAGATGACTTAGCAAGTTCTGTTAAATACGCGGTCCACTCAGGAGTATACACACCAATAGTCGAGGCTACACTTTGACCTTTCTTTGAGGCACCAGAACCAGATGAAGATCCAGAACTCGGTTGAGCTTTTGCACCAGCTGCTGCATTTTCTTTAGCTATACGAGAATCATAGTCAGCACGAGTTAATGGGATAAATATATTAGGATACCTGTCATCATAAGCACCTGTTTGACCATTTACTGTAGTAAAACCTCCTAGTTTATATTGATCCATTGCTCCGCCAAATTCACTTTTACCATAACCAAATGTATTTCTACGCATAGTCATGTAACCAGGTTGTTGTACAATATTGCTATTAGGATTTTGTAATCCGTAAGCCATACCGCTTTGTACCCAACTACCTTTATTACCAGCTTCAGGAGTAAACATACTAAATTGTTTTTCTTTCATTTTTTGCTCTAATGCTAACATCTCTTTATTTCTACCAAGAGATGATATAAAATCCATACCACTTATAATACCTTGAGCAGTAGCTGGTCCTGACACACCATATTTTGGACCCCATTTAATTTGAGTATCCTTATATGCTAAATTTTTATTTTCAGTATTAGTAGGTTTGGTAGCGTCTGAAGCTGTAAAATCTAATTTAGTTGCAGGTTTCTTTAGAGGACTTGTTTCAGGGATTGTTGCATCTAAACTATAGTTAGTATTAATAGCAGCCTGAGCAGCATAATTAGGATTATTAAAATCAAGTTGAACCCCTGGTTGCATTAAAGGACTGTTGACTGGTATAGTACTTCCATACTGAGCTTTTTGTAAACTACTAGGTAAACCAGTTATTCTTACTTTCTTAGTTGCGCCACCATATCTTTTTTTAGGCTTTGCTTCATCTGCTGCAATTGCTGAATCTAATTGAGCTAAAGTCCATTTAGGTTTAAAACCAGCTTCTTGAACTGTATTTGTTTTAGGAGCTACTTTAGTTACTGTATCTTTTTTAGGTTGTAAATAAGCTTGTTTATATTTATTTATTAAATCATAGTCTTTAGCATTATAAAAATCAGGAGTAAACTCATTTGCATCATAAGAAACTGTACCCATTATTGATGGTCCACCACTAACCCCAGATGAGACATGTTTTTTTAAATAATCAGGATGTAATGCAGATAATGTATCCAGTCTACCTCTTAATTCTTGTTTAGCTGGACCAGCTGGTAACTTTGCATATTCATCATAAACTTTTTGATAAACCTCTTTTGCACTTTTTGCAGCTTCTATATTTTTTGTTGACGTTTTAGGTTTAGCTTTTGGATAAGCTTTTTCATATAATATGTTAGCTAAGTCTTGAAACTTATCAGCATTTGAATTAGGATACCATTTTGCAGAATACCAAGGTGTTGCTGAACTAGCACGGCTGATAAGTTGATCTGCTACGGTAGCCATCTTTTTTGGATCATTGCTTTTTAATGCATCCATGTAAGCCTCATAATCATCTTTATAAGTACCTGCAAATTCTTGTTCATCATCTTCATCATCAACACCAAAGCCTCCACCAAAACCTGGTGTAGGTTCTTTTGCTGGCATTACAGGATATGCATCACTAGCAGCTTGTATGTCAGGATGTACATAAGGTTCTCCTAACTCAAATTCATTTCTATCTCCACTTCCTTTAAGTCCTAGTTCAGAACCTTGCTGTTTTGATTTAATTAATCTGTCAAGTCTAGGTAAAAGATTTTTATAAACTTCAGGTTGTGTTTCTTTATAAGAATTGATTAATGCAATTTGCTCATCTAATTTTTTAATAGCATCATCATCAACTTGCCCAAGACGTTTATCAGTACCTTTATAAGAATCCCAAATACGTTCTTGTATATTATAAAAATCATAAGGATTGTCAATTTGGTAATTATCCCAATTGCTTATATCTTTATAACGGTTAGGTTCTTCTTTAACAGCTCCAGCAGTTTGATATCTTTTTAAGCCACCCATGGCAAAGTAATCTGGTCCACCGTCTTGTAGATACTGAAGAGGAGCGCCTGGTTGCTGAGCCATTACAGGCCCACCAATTTCCATAGCACTTTCCTGACCTGCTGCATCTTCTCCTTCTTGTGGCGCACCTGGATTCTGTTGCATTAAGTCTTCAGGGTTAATCTCCATTGCTTCTAAATAAGGCATAGCAATTTCTGGAATACCTTGAGGAAAGCCTTTCATTGACTCTTGAATCAAAGCAAGCTTACCCAACTTTAAATTAAAGTTAGACAACATTAGCTCTGCTGTTTCACGTTGTAAGTCATCAGTGTTTTTATCAGCTAGTATTTTTTTATACGGAGCTGTGTTATATTTTTTAGCAATCTCTGCTGGTGTGTAGCCATTCTTTTTAGGGGACAAACCAAACTGAGCTAAGACAGCAGGATCTTTAATCCTCATCTTAGCAGTGTCACTAAATATAAAAGAATTCTCAGGTAGGTTCAATGGTGTTCCTCCCTGTGTATGACGCTTACCACCAATAGTGTAAGTATCAGGAATACTACCTTGACCAGGTATCATAGCTACCTCATCTTTTTCAGCTTCAAGGTTAGCCTCTTCTCTTGGTATAGGTTTTAGTTTAGAGTTTACTTTTATAGGAGGTGCAGACATCTTACCTGCCATGATTGGCCAAGGCATTACATTAGAGTTAAATCCTAGACCGGCTCTTAAGTGATCCATTTTTACCTCAAGTCCTGATTGCCCCGTAGGTAATCCTGTTATTCTAACTTTTTTTTTCATGTTCTAATTAGTCTAAGTATTCTAGTGTACCACCCATTGCTAAGTAATTTGCAATAGCTTCTTCATCCATTTCTAATTCAGCACCTTCTTCATAAGGCGTTCCTCCAAAAGCTAACCCTGGACCATAACCTTTAGCAGGTTCTAAATTAACATTATTCCAAACAGGAAATCCAGCAGGATTCATATTAGAGGTTGGTAAAAAATGTTGAGGCATATTAGCATCATAAGGACTTGCAGGATACTTTTGTGGAAAAATAGAATTAGGATTTGTAGGAGCTATATGAACAGAAGGATAACCACTAGTAAATGCTTGTTGATTAGTAGTTGGAGGTTGTGTGTTATCTTTAGTTGCTTGCTTACCAGCCTTACGTTGTTTGTTTTTAGCTATTAAGTTTTTAATAAAGCCTGGACCTTTAGCTTCTTGACCAGTTTTTGTAGAATCATAATTTCTAGCCTGTTTACTTTGGTCTGTAGGTATTTGTACTGTTTTACCAGTACTAGGATCATACACTGTTCTGAAGGTAGCTTTACCTTTTCTTCCATAACCTTTCCAAGCTATATCTTTTAAAGCACTATTATTTAAAAACTGTGACATAGGAAACTGACCTTTTGGATCATAAGCTTGATAACTAGGAGCGTAAGCATTTTGATTATAGAAACTTTGCATCATTTGTTGAAATGCTGCAATTTGCTCCGGTGTATATTTTCCCTGACTTGATTGTGGTAACTGAGTCATGTTTTGAACACCTTGAGTATTTGCAGCTGCTTGAGCTGCATTACCTTTATAAGATTGAGCACTACTTTGTCCAAAAGTAGGACGAGCTTGACCTTTCATTAAAATATCTTGAACTCGGTTTTGGTAATTCATTTTATTTTCAGATCCGCCATTTTGAAAAAAGTCACCACCATATTCTTTAAACATATTACCTGCAGCTTGTTTAGCTGCCATGTTAGAACGAGTATCTGCCCAGTTATTAGATGTACCAACTGGAGAAGCTGCAGGTCCCATCATACCTGATCCAACAGTTTTAGTTTTATAAGACATAGGCTTTTGATAAATAGAACTACCTATATTAGTCATGTTTCTTCCTAAGTCAAAAATACTTGTTTGTTTATTTTTAAGAGCATCAATTCTATCTTGCATTGATGACATTTGATCAACAGCATTCATGTCAAGAGTATTAAAGTTATTATTAACTTCAGTACCGTAATTAGCATAACCAGCTTCTTGTACATTGCCCATTGGCATAGGTTGAGCAGACATGTTAAAATCAGCAAGACTCTTCATATAATCTTGAGCCATTCCATTTGTATACTGACCTTGATCCATTTCTGTTGTACCACCTGTTTGCATATAACCACCATATTTTTTAGCTTTAGAATAATATCTTAATTTTTGTTCTAATTCTTTTGAAACAGGTTTAGCTGTACCACTATCATTTCCTTTAATAGCATCATAATACATTTGATCATATGGATCAGGGGTAGTTCCTTTTGCTGTACCGGTTCTATTTATTAAACTATTAGGTGCACCATAAGTCATTTCATAAGCTTTAGCTCTGTCTCCTTCATCTAAATCTCTTAGTATAGGAGCTCCCCAATAACCTGATTTATATTCTGGTTTTTCTGAAATAGCTTTTTCAATATCAAAAAGTCTAGGATCATTATGTATTAAAGTATCTTGACCTGTCCATTTACCACTACCATACATTTTAGGTTTGCTAAGAAGTTCTTGAAATGGTGTTTTTCCTTCTTTAGTTACCCATCTTGTAGAACCAGGAGTTGTAGAATGTATAAAATTAGGATCATCAGGATGAGTTGAACCAGGTGTTTGCCAAGGATTGACTTGACTTCCTTGTTTATCTCCTTGATATTTTTTTAAACCTCCACCATAAGCATTATGAACTAATGGTTGATTAGGAGGTGGTGTATAAAGTTGATATTTACCATTTGCATATTGAAGCCTTTCACCTTCTTGACCACTTTTTGGGCTTGAATATTTAAACAAACCACCACCAGCTGGAATAATTGGATGTTCTTTATTATAATCATTTATTTTTTTAAACCTAGCATCTTGTACTGGATTAGCTACAGGAAGATTTGCACCCATCATATTTAACTCATCAGCAGTATAATTATTTAATAAAGCTGTATTAGGATTAGTTACTTTAGAATAATCATAATTTATATTAGTACCTTGAGCTGGATAATTTGCAGCAGCATCTTGAGCAGCAAAATAAGCATCAGCATCAGGTTCTTGTACATAACCACCAGGTTGCATATAACCACCATAAGCCATATTACCACCACACTCTAAACAAGGCATGTCATTAGAACCACCAGGTAATCCTCCCATATCATATTTAGGTTGCCAAGGGAAGGCACTAAAATTAATACGCTCCGTTGGTTGTTGAGGAAATGCTATTTCATCTGTCATACCACCATGCTCATAAAAACCTATTGGTCCATTCCATGGCATTACATTAGGAGCAAAGAAACCACCCTTCTCGTAATACGGCGCTTTATTAGATGACGCATCAGGTTGTTGCGGAAATGCTATCCCATCAGTAAGGCCTCCGCCGTATTCTTTTTTTGAATTATACCAAGCATCAAATGCTGCTTTACTTGTAAATCTTTGATGGAATTTTGCTCTTCCTGCTGTGGTATTAGGCTCACCTGCTGCGGCCAACATTTGTGCTGCGTTCATTGTAGTTGTTTTATGCTGTTAATATACAAAAAATTATTTAAACTTATAATGTTTATTTGGTTATTATTTATAGCTGTCTAGCCACCCTCCGTACTTTTGTTCTTCTAAAGCTTTTGATCCCAGATAACCTGCTCCAAGATATGGGAATAAGCTTCTTATCATTCTGAATTGTTCCCTTCCATTAGCATCAACTTCATCTATTGCTTTTGGATCAATAGGTGTATTATTTTTACCTTTAGTTTTAGCCCAGTTTTGCCAACCTAATTGACCACGTCTAGCTCTTTCATCAATGCCAGTTATAGGATTTTCAAGAACTGTTTCTACAAAATGTTTATCTGATTTAAGACCACCTCTAGTATCTTTAATACCATGGTGAATACCTCTATACAAAGCTTCACCAAATTTATTATCATTGTTCTCTTGTAATCTTTTCATGATTTCAGAAGCTTCTTTTTTAGCAGCTTCTTGAGTACCAATTTTATATCTTTCAAAATCATTTGCATTAAACAGACCTCTGTCTAATGAATTCTGAAGAGCTTCTTCATTTCTTTTTAATAATCTTTGTTCAAGAAATGTTTGAGCAGCATCTGTATTTTCAAGGTTTAATCTATCAAAATTAACACCGTGATATTTATGAGCAAGTCCAGAACTTCCAACATATCCTTTACTGTCTATATCAATACTTCCTAGAATGTTACCGTCTTGATCAACTAAATGTTTTAGACTATAACTGCTTTCAGGATTACTTGAAACAATAGATAAGTTTTCTTTAGCCTTTCCCCCTTTTGTTTTAACCTCTTTAGTATATTCTTCTCTTAACCACTTTGTAGCTTTTAAGTCTTCAAGTTGTGTAATAAGTTTCTGTCTTAATTTATGATTTTGAGGTGTATTACTAATTACTTTTTCAAAACCTTCAATAAGACTATTTAGGTTATCAGAAGAAGGTATAGCACTTTTATCTATAAGTGTTTGATTTGTTGTATTAGCAACATCACTGTAGTTAATTCTACCAGTTACAGTTTTATCTTTTTCTAATTGTTTTTTAATATCACTGAGTATATCAGTACTCTCTTTACTTTGTTTTAAGTTTTCAGTAATCTCATCCCAAGGATCTGGCCGACTACCATAACCATGCTTTTCTAAAAGAGTAACTTGTTCTGGAGAAGGTCCTGCAAACGGGTTACTGTTATCCCAATAAACTCTCCTTGCTTCATCTATATCAGTTTGTGAATAACCTACTGGTGCAGAAGCTGCTTGTCGGGATGTTCTAATTCCATCTCTAAGTCTGGTTATTCCACTAAGATCTATTTGACCAATAATTCTAGGTGTTGGTTGTACGTTTGGTGTAGTACCAACATATGACCCACTTTGATAACCACCTGTAGGTGATGTTTGTGGTGTACCAAATAATCCTGGAGCGTTTCTTATCCAATCAGGTTCATTAGAATTACCCCATTGATCTGTTCCCCAAGTTGACTCATATCGTGGTGGAGTTGATTGTAAAGGAGGTGTTGGTGTATTATTTATATACTCATACTGTTCACGTGATAGCGGTGTTGTACCTATATATGAAGCATTATCAAGATATTGTTCATATGTTGGTGGAGGAGGTATTGAAGAAGGAGGTGTAATATTCAACGGTTGAATATTAGGCATATCTCTTTGAACTAAATTAGCCATAGCTTGTTCGCGTATACCTTCTGTAGTGTTTGGTATATTAGAAGGTGGTTGTGTACCAACAGCATCTCTGTATGCGCCAAAGAAATCATCACTGTCACCAAAAAGTTCTATACCACCTTCAAGTTCATCATCACTATATTGACTAGCTAAAGCATCTAAACGATCTTGTTCAAGTTGTTGTAACCACTGTTCGTCTTCAGCTGCTTTCTTTTCATAAATCCTTGCTTCAGCTAAATCTCTTTTAGGTTGTTGAGCAAAGTAGTCAGTCATCTCAGGATTTGAGAATTCATAATGATTAGGATCAAACTCTGCATTCTGTACAGGTTTTCCGCGTAAGCCTTTTAAACTCATTCCTGCAAAAGGATTAAAAACATTGTTTAAAAACTGACCTGTATTTTTAGCACCAACACCAGCCAGAGCTCCTTGAAATAATGGAGCACCTATAGCTTTAAGATAAGGCATGTAAGAATCTTCTTGTTGTGCTCTTAGTGGAGCAGAACCTAAAGAAGATGCCATACTACCTATTCCTCCGGTAACATCTAAAATGTCTGGTACATACTGTCCAATACCAGGTAAGTTTTGTAAACTTAACTTGTCACCCGTAGCTTGAGTTTGATCAGCCCATTCTTGTCTAGTTGTAGGAAAGCCTTGTTCTTTTTGAGCTTTATCAGAAGCTCTTATTCTTTGAATCTTAGCTAACTTCTCATTAGCCTTTTGTAAATCTCTAGAAGCTTGCTTTACAGCATATTGTTTTGCTTCTTGTTGCTCAGCTTTTGTTAAAGGCTTTTTAGGAAGGTTAGGTATAACTACTCTAGTATTATCTTGAGTAGGTCTTAGGTCTCCAAATCTGCCACCAACTTGATACTCATCTAACCATCCTCCATACTTAGCCATACGTTCTTCTCTTACATAAGGTGTACCCATATTATGGATACCGGAGTAAGGTGGTAAGTACTGCCCGTTGGCCATCAAAGGTATTCCAGTCTGTGACATATCAATCATACCGTTTGGAGTATGAATGTCAATTGAGCTTCTCTCTCTGTATGGTGAGTCATCTCTATAACCCATCATACTTAAGTCATCATCAAAAGCATCTAGCCAGTCTTCTGTTGAAGACCTACCAATAATTTTATCTTTAGGTTTTGCTACACCCTTGTTAGATTTAGCTGCTCTAACGTCTCTGGAAAAAGTATTTGAATTGCCCATTATCTTGGAGAGTAAAGTTCTTTATTATTTGTCAATATTACAAGCATTTTTTTATCACCACAAACTTTTTTTCTTAAGAACACTGTGTTGGTGTAATGTCTGAATTTCTTTCTTTGGAATGAAGGCTTGTTGTAATTTAAGTTGTTAGGGTTCAGAGTTCTGTTATAACCATTTGCTCCTGTGTTCCAAATCATACGTTGAGCATTAGGATTATATTCACCTCTGTTATCTGTGATATCCCAGAACTGGTTGAATCTGTACTTGTTCTCAACCTTTGAGTAAAGTATATCAATCATGTTTAAATGTATGATTGGATACTTGATCATCTCCATTGGCTTATTCTTGGGAGCAAGGTTTAAGTTTAACATACCTGAGACCTGCTCTGTATTATAAACCACAGCTTGATCAAAGTTAAAATCTAATACATGGAACCGGTCATAGTTGTTAGGTGCATATTTGAAACACTCAAGTTGGTACTCAATACTTCTTACAGTGTTTATTGTCTGTACTGTGTCAACCATATACTCAACTTCAAATGGATAATCTTTACCATAGAAGTTACAATAGGTATTAGCTGTTACAGAATTATGAATCCATATACCTGAATCTTTAACTGTAAGGAAAGTGTTTTTACCTGGCATCATTAAGCTAGGGTGCCAGTCATGGTAAGATATCCAGTTCTTAGTTTTAGGATCATAGCTTATTGTCCAAGACGCGTCTTCAAAAAATCTCTCATCTCCTAGTAACACTTGGAATGATACTCGATCATTATTAAGCACGTTGAATATATTTGAAGTTACATAATCCAAGGTAGTTCCTGCAGGTAAATCTGTTTTAACAACATAATCTTTTTTGGTAAAATAGATTAAACCATTCTGATTATCAAACATTGATTGACAGCCTATACCAATTACAGGATTGTCAGTTAACTCAAAATTTGGATATGTTTCTGTAAGCTTATAAGGCAGGTACATAATCAACCACCATTTTAAATCTTGCATGGATATTTCAGTTAATCCGCCAGAGTAACTAAATATCTTTCCTTGATTTTGACTCATCCAGTATGGCCCGATCGGAGTATTAATTACACTCAGTCTATCCTGACATGAGGCATACTCATAAGGTCTATCAGCATTTACAATTGCTTGTTGTGGTTGTGAAAATAACTGACCATCACCAATAGTAAGTGCAGTACCAGTTCCTGTTTGTAACTGATCAAGACCTTGAAACATTATAGGACTTTGTGAGTCAAAGAAGAACATAGCTCCACTCTTGTTTATATTCTTAACATTGGTTACTATAGAATCAAAGTCATAATAGTTATTTGGTAAGAAGTCTCTCCAGTAATCATGTAAATTTTCATACTGTACAGGTAAAGAATAAATTACGCGAGAATCTTTATACACATAACAGGTCTCTGCTAAAAAAGGATCATAATTATATCTTTGAGTTGTAGCCCAGCTAACATAATTTAAAAATATTTTAGAAATACTTAAAGAGTCATCATACTTATAATAGTTACCTGCTTTAATAACATCAGTGCTAAACATTGATTTTAAATCAGTAAATCTATATGGATCATAATGTTGTTGCTCTATTGTTTCTCCCCAATCTCTTAAATCAATATTATAATCTGACTCAACATAAAAGTCTTTAACTCCTGAATTAAATAAATAAAACCAAGCATTTTTAATTGATAATCTGAAATTATTAAACGCAGAAGAAACACTAAAAGGCAATGGTGGACAAGAGTCACCGTCTAAACTGTAAAAACTACTTGGTAAAACTAAATTATTAGAAAATGAAGCACTACCTAAAGCTGAACCTAATGAAGACATAAAATCTCCGGTTTCAAACTGATTAAAGTTCCCCCAAAATCTAGGCCACGCTACCATTTGATTTCTTGTATAATCAAATTGAGCACCATCAGGCTGACCATATAACCAATTAAAGAAATAATAAAATGTATTCTTCTCCGTGTATCTTCCTATATAAGTATCTCCTCCAAATACAACATCTGATGAAGTTGTTGATCCCAATGGATTTCTGGCAGGAGCAGGGAAAGAGCAATAAGAAGCAGGTACTATTATTACACCTGTGATTTGACCATACTGATTTCTAATACGTTGTTTAAGTGATCCATAAAATGAGGAAGCTCTTTGAGGAGTTCCACCACTACCTAAATTGGTATAACTATTTTGTAAACCAATTTCAATTTTTGTAGGATCTCTTGGTACAGGTGTAGTATTACCAGATATTGTAGGATCTACTTCAAGTAAATCTAAACATTGTGTAGCTAATATTCTAGTTCTTTCTACAAGTGTAGGATCTTGAGCAAGTCCTGATTGTAAAGAATTTATTTCTAATTTAATTCCAACAGTTTTTGCTCTGTATAAATTATTAACTCTACTTGTTAAATCAAAGTTTGTAACTTGAGGACCTATATATAAAGAATTTTCTATACTGTATCTTATTTGGCTACTAGGTGCTGGAGGTAAATAGCTATCATAATAACAGTGTGATTGATATCTTAATGCATAATCTTTATAAGATACAAAAGTTCTTATAAGCTCTAAAGTTGAATCAGTACCTTGAGTCCAGTAATTTAAAAATAAAGGTATATTACCAGCAAGACCCATACCAGATCCCATAGCATTTAACGGACCATCTTCTTGATCCATGCTTTTTAAATATTTTTGAACACCTCGTGAAGAAATACCTATTAAGTTAGCAATACCTAATGCAACATCTCCTGAAGCTGGAGAACCTATAGCAGTCGTAGTAACAACATTAAGATTTGATGGAGATTGACCAGCTAAAAATAAAGGTATACGGATTCCACCCGTTGTCCAAAATGCTTGAGATGCTACACTTTGAATTTGTCCAAATATTGAGTTTATGATTTGAGCAAATTGATCAAGTGGTGAAGTAATACTACCTTGACCAACCGGTGACACATTCGCTTGTACACTTGTTGGTAGAGTATACTTAGCACTTCTTTTACCATTCATAGCTAATAGACCAATACCTAATCCAGCAATAGCAGATATAACAAATGTAAAATTAGTTATAAGCTTATGTTTAGGATGCTCTTCAGATTTTTGAAATTGTCCAATAACACCTCCATTCATTTCACCATGCAGTTTTAATTCACTACTTGATAGATAAGGATCTTTAAAATTAGTATCAGGGCTGTGAAAAGTAAGATATTGTTTTGAAGTATTACCATAACCTACAGCATTATAATTTGTAGATGGGCTATTGGTTCCATTAAAAGGAGAACAAACCTGAGGTGTTATTTCACTGGTTGATAAAAAAGGATCATCATATAAATCATTATATGGATAGTTAGGGTATAAACCATTTATGTTACTGTTAGGTATATCATAAGTTCTCATGTTTGAGATGAGACCTTTGGCTAATATTGTTTTATTACCGTTACGCGTACCTCTTAATATTTCATAACCAACAACACCAGGTATAGCTGTTACACCATCATTCATTAATGGGTATTTGATATTCTCAAACTTAACACCCATTATTCTTATTTTATCTTTTGTTGCATTCAAATATTCTATAGGTCCTACTACTTGATTTGGTGGTGGTATAGACCCTAAAGGTAGATCAGGAAATCTATGATGTCTAATAGGTGTACCACAAAGATCTAAAGTGGTTAATGGAATACTAATACCAGCAGCAACTAAATCATAAGGATTAACTGATGTGTTAAAACCTCCTGTGTTAGGAATGTTATTAATCAAGCCTAACGGATTAGTCACTGAATTCCAAACTTGTGGTTTCTTATCAGGATATAATTCTGTAGATTCCCAGTATCCCATAAGACCTTCACCAACAACTACACCTCCATCTGATAATACAGTATTAGGAAAACCTGTAATTATTGCTGTATTTTCAACTAGCCATTTATAATTAATAAGCCCGCTAATTTCATCTTCTAAAGCATTAGAAGTTGTTGGAGCTAATTCAGATGGTATAGCTCCTCTACCAGGAATATGGTATGCTGATGATTTGTCTCCGGTGTCATATACCCAACGGATAAAGAAGGGATAAACCTCATCACGCATGTAGTTAGTCTTGTTACCACCATTTCTGTAATAATTTGTTGGGTATTCTACAGACTGCCATTTAACAACA